GTCAATCATTTCATCAATGCACTCTTTTCGGTCAGGCAGATTGTAGTGGCTAGGGTGATTTACCATATCGGAATTAATTTTGCTCGACTCAAATCCTGTTAATTTCATAGCTGTCAGCTCCTTTACTGTTATATATTATATATAACTAATATTTTATCGTAGTTGTATGTATATATATTATTATTGTGTATGTTGTTTAATTGATATATAACTTATGTTATAATAATAAATACTGCTTGGTGAGGTTGAGGTATAGGTAAAGGCCTTTTTTGTTTTGGCGGATATTTTGGGGGCTAAGTGGGGCTGTTTGTCGCTTTTCGTATACACCCCCAGGGCGCCCAATACGTGCGCTGCTTAAGTCTCAAACATCAAGCATTTTAAATTGTATCTATTGCATATACAATTCATCTATACCCTTTCAACTCTTCGCTAAACAACTGTTTTGTGAATAGTTGTAATAATTCGATAGCCCTCAAAGCCTTGTAAATCAAGGGTTTAGAATTGTGTGTATTGTATATACAATTACTTGGCATTATCAACCATGCTATCGCTCGATAATGCTTTAATAGTCTGACTATTTGCACCGCCTAATTGTGGCAATTCATTGGCCGTTAACGCTCGCGCTTGCTGTCTGCTATCGCTTGTGTATGGTGAGGCCCAGCCATAACGCCTATTAAGTATTGCAATTACTCCCACAGGATTCTTTGCCCCGGTCACGAGCTTATTTGAGAGACTTTCTTCTTGATATTTTCTCAGTTTTTCCAAAATCTCCGATGCTATCGGGCTTAGCGTATTCTTCCCCCAGTCGTAAATAGTACTATCAGGAATACCAGTTAAAGAACTAAAACCCAATATACTAACCTCTTTATCATACTTCATACACATATCATAGATATATATATCTAATACATACATTACTAATTCAAAATTATAACTATTAAAGTTACTTTCTTTATACATACCATTATCTAATTTATAATTTTCTTTTGATTTAAAATAATTACTATCAAATAACTTCTTTTGGATATAATACAAAGCACTATTCCATACGCTTTGTGATTCTTTTTTTATATCCTCAATAGCATTTACTTCACAAAATTCATTTAGATAAAATAATAAATCATTTTCGTATATCTCAATCTGATCTGACATCGCAGCACATCCCCCAAAAAGCCAAAATAAAAAAGCCCGCACCACCTGGAACAATTCCAAGTGATACGAGCTAACCGGCATTCGCTTATTAATTAAATTTAAAATAATAATAATCAAATATACTTATTTTGTCAATATGCTGATTATTGAATATATAACAATAACTGTATTGATTAATATATACCACATTACACACATATATATTAATTATATTATATAAAAAATAAAAAGCCGGTCACAAAAACCGACTTTAAATTTTAAAATGGGCACTCGTTGTTATTGCTTTCCAGCTCGTCCAGCTTGTCCAATACTAATTGGTTTACAAATCCATTAATTGTAAACCCTTGCGCCTGTATTCGGTCTTTTGTGCCCTTTGGCAGCATAACGCTTATTCTGTCATAGTTCTCTTTTGCTTTTTCATTCTGTCTCTTTACTCTGCTTTTATATTTTTCAATCATTTTCTTTTCATCCATTTTTACACCTCATTATATAAATTAATAATATCAATATTCACTGGCAATAATACTATAAATAATATTGCTATTCATAAATATATAATAATTTAATTATTATGTCAATATTAATTGCATGTATTATTGTAATTATTGTTTTATTACTTATTATATATAATTTTGAAATTATGAATATAAATAATATTCTAATTAGTAGTATAAATATTTTTGCAATATTTTTGCAATTATGTATTGACATTACTAATATAATATGATAATGTATAGTCAAGTCGAAAGACAACGACACGGAAACAGCTTTTAAGTAATGGAGGTAACTATTATGGTAAACGTATTTATAGGTAAAAAGTCAATAACCGGTAAAGGATTGGCAATTTGTAAAGTCATTGATTGCGACATTGCAACAGGTGACGGAATTATATACAATCGCGAGACCGATTGTATTGAGAAGATTACACTCGCAGAAAAGCACACGCTTTATTCAAACATCAAAAAACTTGCAGAGGATACAGAAAACGAGTTCTTAGAAAAAGAAGAAAAAGCATATAAAAAATATAGTTTTATTATGTAATAGTCGAAAGACAACGAACAAAATAAAAAAAGCTCATCGCGCAGCCGGCCAAAGTTACACGATGAGCACCAAACAAAATAATATGAAAGGCGCGTATATTATAACATACGTGTAAAAAGGTGTAAACCATGAGAAAATTAAATTGTAAAGAAGTTAATGAGGCATTAAAAAAAGAAATCATGGACAGCTACGAGAGTGCAGAGGAATATTACACATATGACGGTGCAGAGATGAAAACAGAATATAACGACATTTGCAAGGATATTTTAAAGATGTTTGAGTGTGAAAAACTCAATGGTGATTTGAGATATAAAGCCAGTAACATGAGCAAGCAAGACTTATTTGTTGAATGGATGAGCGGACTCCCTAGTTCTTTTCCGGTTTCGTGTGATATTTTCCTCGGCTCTGCTGCTGAATGGTTAGGAAATATCCTGGATGAGACGGAGACAGAAAAACAGAAATACAGTGATAGCAAGGCAGAACGGACTTCATGCCTGATATTATACAGAGAACTAAACAAACACGCACAAAAAGCAAATTAAGGGGGGCGTAAAATATGATTAATATAGACATGTGGCACAATGACAAAATAAAAGCGGTTGAAAAAATCAATATATTTTTTAACGATTTGACCGGGGAATATTGGGGAAATTGTTATATTAACAATAAAGCTATTGGAGATTTTACCGCGGACAGCTCAACAGACATCGAAAAGACTTTTGAGCATTTAGCAATTAATTGGAATTAAGTAAAAAAGGATGGTTGATTATATGACAAAAGCGGAACTACTGAAAGAATTTGACAAACTGCAAAAAGAAAAAGAAATGCGTATTGAGGGCATACACTGCAATAGTAATAAAAGAACAATAGAAAACGCTATTGAGTGCCTAAAATGCCCGGATGAACTGCTAGAAAAATACTTAACGGTTGTAAGTCTCAAATATGAAAATATTGGGCGCACAATTGCAGAAAATGGAGACTTTAAGCGCCACTCCTTCAACAGGCTTTATGTATTTAATACAGCAAGACAGATTTTAGCAAATTAGCGAGGTGTAAATATATGAGATATAAAATCGAAAAAATAGCAAAAAGGAATAATTTAAAATATGATGTCGTGGAATATTGGGGCGGACTCAAGGGCTATGAATTTAGCGCAGACAGCTACAGCGAAAAGAGTTTTTTGAAGTCCTTATTTAGAGCAAAGGACTTATATATTAGAGGCAATATATACAGTTATTATTTTACAGTCATGTATTTAGATGATTACTTGAAATTGAAAAAAATTAGCAAAATGCAAAGTAAACTTGTAAATATGTTCTGTCAAGCGTTGCACAACGGCAAAACAGCGGCAGAGGCAAAAAACATACAATTAAATTTTTGCGCGTTATGTCCGGAATATTTTCCGGCATATGAAAATATTTACAATGAAGCAGCATGGATTTAGGGGGCACAATATGAGAGATTTTATCGAGCTTTTAAAGGCTTTCGGGCTTTTTGTGTCATGCCTTGTTATTGGGTATGGTGGTTTATTTTTATTTTTTTATTAAATTGCAATTAGTAAGTTACATATTTCAACAAAAAGTCGCATAACTCAACTGATACTATCGACTTAATTTTTATTTAATTAGGAGAAATAAGAAAATGACAAGAATTGAGAAAATGATAAAAGACGGATATCCCAAAATTATAAAAGGTAATGGAGGATATAGAGCATATTTGAAAAATATGCAACCTCTAGGTGGTGGTGATTATATGGCTATATATCGTTATCCCGGTGGGGAATGCTGTCACAGCCTAGAAGAGATACAAAAATGCTTTGAAATCATTGAACAATAAGGGATGATATTGGAATAATTCGCAAGCTAATAGCGGTACAAATTAACAAGGTGTATTCTAGCCGGTTCGATTCCGGCTATTAGCTTTATATATAAGGCTTTTCAGGCTTTATATTAATCTGTTGAGGGCCACCAATTAAAAGCGGTTATAAGTGCATATATTAACGTTTTGAGCGTTTGAGGGCTACCGGCTTTTGTGGTCATAAGTGCATATATACAGGCATTCGCGGATAATGTAAAGCCGTATCGGTGTGGTATTTGAACTTGCGACAAGTGGAGCGATTAATAAACGTGGGGAATAGCAAGCGCAGAGCAACGAGCGTTAGACATGCTAAAGTGTGTAAGATATGCAGCACACTATAAACATTTTGCATACATATATAGGTGATTTGCGTTATTGCATCTATAACAACAGATTAACGCACGCATGACCGCGAAAGAGTCAAAAAAGTAACTTATAAACCATGCACGAATAGAAAAGGGGGTTGATGGATGAACGATAACGAACTAACCACGCTTGACGCTGTAGAACGTGAAATAAGAGCACGCTACAACGGCAAATATCAAAGCGCGCCGGAATATCAAGCAAGCGAGCGCGCCACACGCAAAGCGATAACAAATATTTTTAGAACTGTCGCAGAGTCGGGAACGTGTAACGATATTACCACGCTTATTAGTGGCAAGGAATACCGCCGGACGGCTTTCTCCAATTATCTACAGCATAAAAACTATATAAGTCCAATAATTAAGGCTTGTTATAGATAGGGGGGCGTATTATGTCTAATTATGAGTATTTAGGGAAAAAAGAAATATATAAGCGCGTTCATGCGCTAGGCTATGAAGTGCCGAAAATAAGTGACTTTAGTTATATCAAGTACGATTGTATAGAATGGATGGAGTCGCACGAGTTAAAAATCACAGTTCAAAGGGGTGGTGAATGGTTGCAAGTCGTAGAAAAGCGCGCACACGTTCACCCGGTCACGTTATTTTGTGACTACGTGGCCGGAAAATATATCACGTGTTACCACTAGGGATATTTTTATATCCCTTTTTGACGTGCTATCGAGCTGCCGCAAATTGTCCGGCTATAAGTCCGGGTGCTGTAGTACATTGACAAATTAACAAAAATATTCTATGATTTTATGATATACACATTTAAAGCCGTGTACTTGACGTTTTAAGGGCTTTTGAGCGTGCTAACGTGGATTTTATCAAGCGTGCTAAAATAAGCCGTAAAACAAGCCCTTTGCAATGCTTTATAATATTGCTGTAGAGGTTCGAGCCGTCAAGCCGTGCCGGGTGCGAGTTGTTACAAGTCAAGCGCACCAATTCACGAAAAATGTTTGAATTTTCAGAAAACTTCACTCAATTAAAGTGCGGTGTGAGTTCTTTGCAAGTTCTCGACAAGTTTTTGTAAAATTTTGCGAACGGATTTTTGAAATCGAAAAATCCAAAAGGTACGGGGGTATCAAAATTTTTTAGGATTTTTTGAATTTTGAATTGCCAAAAAATAAATGCTCTTGGCACTGTAGTCGCTCTCTCCTAGTTTCTCAATCAATTTCTGCCGCGTCATTTCCGGATTAGTCCGGTGTATGTATTCTAATAGTCTGTCTATTTTATCCATATTTCTGCTCCAATAAATTAAATATTTTGTCAGCCGTGTATACAATATTTCGCCCATACAGGCTCATAAAGTCTGCGATTATTTCCTCCGTCTCTATGTCAATGTCACAGCCGTATGAGAATGAGTACACATGCACTAACTCATGGCATAGTATCTTGTCGGCCATGTAATCAGACACATTATCAGCTATCGTTACTGTCTTGGTTGTATTATCGGTCACTCCCAAACTAATTGTGCCGTCAGACCGCCTTAATTCGCTTGATGTGGGCTTTTTAAATTGTATGTGCCACAATGTATCATTAACTCTTATATCCATGCTTATACCCTCTAAAAATGGCTATGAGCATTACTACCCATAGCCTTAATAATTACAGTTTTGACGCAAGATTGCTCATCTTCGTGCGTAAAAGGTTGCGTTCATCGGGTGTCATGTCATTTAAAAGCTCCGATATATCTCCGCTTAATTCACGGATATACATATCAAGGGCTTTCATTTTATGCTCTTTGTCCTCTGTTGAAGCTCCTTTGTGCATTTCCTTTGTCTCGGTATAATGTCTCTTTGCTCTGTCATAATTGCTTTCACTCACATGTGGTGCAATCGGTTCAGAGTAGTACATCTTGCCTCGGCTCTTATCCATGTCGCGCATATACTCCATGTCGTTATAATTTACCGGCATGTGATATAGTGGCTCGGTGTATCTCCTGTAATCGTCTTTTGCATTTTCCATAGCTTCAACAATCAGATAATCCTTGTCAAACGCTACGATGTTCTTCACAATCTCGGTGAAATCCTTTAAATCGTCAAGATTTTGTCCCTCAAAATTGTCAATTCCAATTCCGTCAACTTTAGCCTTGACGCATTCCATTATCTGTTTAGCCCATTTATGCATATCATCAAGCCTCCCTTACTGCAATTAAGTTACTATTCTGTACTTCAATAGCCTGTGTTGATGTATTCTGCACCGCTACAGTACTGCAACAGCCACAAGGTACATCCACGTATGCCTGAGCCGAAACGTTAAATAAATTTTGTACTGCTGCCGGTGTTACAATCATTCGTGTTGACTGTAAAGGCTCTCCGTCTACTGCAATGGCAAGTGAAATAGCTCCAACTGTACCACCTGTAGGTATCTGAATGTTTCCACTATAAGATACTAAAAATCTAGCTTTGCACTGATTAGTAATACCTCTCAGCTTGACAATTCCACTTCCCTGTCTGTGGACGATACATTTAGTTCCGCATACTGGTGTTTCTGTAAATGCCACATCTTCTCCGGCGGCAACTGTTTGTAATGCAATTCCTGTTATTTCCATTATCTTTACCTCTCTTTCACAAAAATAAGGGCAAACATTACAGTCTGCCCTTTATCTTTCCGACATTTGTGTCGGTAACATCAAGTAATACTGCTTAGCAGACATAATCGAGTTAAACTCAATTAAGATACTCAATTATTCATTTTTGCGTAGCTGCTACTTTTAGCAGCTACTTTTAGCAGCCACAGCCGGTATTGCAACCACAGCCATATGCATAACCATAAAGGTTAGAAGCCGGGAAAGATGGAACCGGTGTAGGCCTTACTGCGTCAATAATCTGATTTGTCTGCGCTGCCATTGTAGTAGTCAGAAGTGCGTTCTGTCTATCCTGTGAAGCTGCTCTTCTCAAATCGTTATTCTCTGCCTGTAAGGTTGCAATCTTGTCATTTGTCAGGAAGTCAAGAATAGCTCTTGTTCCTGCCTGCTGGCTGTCAATAATATCTCTTGTATTATTGTTCATTGTGTTCTGCAAAGCGCAAGTGTTAGTAGCCATGTTGTAGTTTACGCCTTGGATAGCTTCCCTTGTCTCACAGCAACAGTTAGCAAGCTGTGACTGTAAAGCATTGGCATTCTGCATATTAGCAACTGTATCAGCGTTTACTGCCTGTTGTATGCCGTAGCCGGTCTGCATGATATTTGTGTTAATACCATTAAAACCTGTGAGCATACTGTTGTTCATGGCATAAAAGCCGTCACAAAGTCCGTTAGAAATGCCGTCTAACTTGCTGATAACCGCCTGATTGTCAAAACCTCTCTGAATTTCGCTTCCGACACCACCATTAGTGCCACCGAAACCACCAAAGCCGTTACCCCAGCCTCCAAATATCGCAAAAACTACGATAAGGAACCAAAGCCATGAGCCGTCATTCCAGTTATTTCCGTTGTTTCCGTCCAAATTCGCCACGATAGGTACGCTTGGACAATTTCCTGTGTTGAACATCTGTTTTACCTCCAAAATTTATTTCATAAAGAGTTGCGCGCATTCTCTCATATGCTATATCCCAAAATTACCTCTGATTTGCTTCATTACATCATCAGGATTAATACCCTTTTCTTTGCATAGGTTTCTTGCCATTTGCTCAATTCCTTTGCTGTTTCCACTTTGAGCCATGCTCATTGCATTCTTAATCATTGGATTTCCCATTACGCGGTTATTGCTCATTATCTGTTGCATTATTCCCATTACATTCATGCTTTTTCACTCTCCTTACTTTGTGTTCGTGGAGTTTTTCTTTGCGTTCCTAAAGATAATTGCTCAATTTTCTCTGATAGTTCGTTGAGCTTTGCCATAATACCCTCTGTGGCTTTCTCTGATAGGTCAAATTCAAGTTTTTCCGTGTCACCTGATAAAATATCTGTCTTATCATTTAAAACCGGCTTAAAAGTCAATGTGCGTATTGTTCCGTCAGCATTCCAACTCTTAGCGTATATCTCTGTTAAATCCTGTTTTGGGAAAAATGCCACACTGCCATCCATCGGCACCTCGTTGGGATTAATAGTCTCAACTGCCTGTACTACTCTGCCACTTATGCCTTGCGTTGGTTCGGGCTGTTGGTATCTCTGATAGCTCGCCATTGGGTTGTACTGATATGTTCCATAATTAGGTGTATAATTCATCATTGGTTGCTGATACGGCATGTTCATCTTTGTTTTCCTCCAAAACTTCCTCTATCGCTTTAATGACAAGGGATAATGTCATTAGGTCGATTTTTTGTAACTCACTTTTAGCAAATATTTTTTCTCTCACATCATCGTCAAACACAACATCATCTCCTTATGCCTAAATTGTGGCATAAAAAAAGAGAAGAGCATTTCCATGTTCTTCTCATATTTGTGTCATATAATGGCTTTTCTATATACAATTTTTACTACACACTTTTTGGGGTGGTTACTACACAGTTACTACACACTTTTCACATTAAAATACATTAAAATACATAGAATTTTATATTTTTTACGATTTTGCGAAAACTCCGCAGACCCTTTATTTTCCTAGGATTGCGCCATTATTTACGAAATCGTATGGCACTCCTTGATATACATAATAATTTTACCAGCTTTAGTACAAAAATGCCCTACAAGTGCTGATTTTTCAACATTCTGTAAATTGAGAGTGTGTACTACTACACACTTACTACACACATTTTCTTCTATATTCTATGATTTTGTTGTCGGTGCTAACGATTTTTTCAATGTCGGCAAACGACTTTTCGGGTGTAACATGTGTATACAAGTCCATTGTCATTTTCAGTGTTGCATGACCCAAATATGATTGAACGACTTTCGGCTCTATCCCTGACTCAAAACATCTTGTCGCAAACGTATGTCTAAACGTGTGACCGCTAAAAAATGGAAATTCATTGTCACTGCTCTTTGTATCATTTATCCGTCTTACAACTGAACGTATAGAGTCGCTATATATAACCGAATTAATTGGTGTGTTAAACCTTGTAACAAACAAATATTCGTTTTGTTCCTTGGGTCTGCGTTCTGAAACTATCTTTTTAAGCTCAAATTGTTTAGTTAGATATTCTTTGCACACACTGTTAATTGGTACGTGTCTGTAACTCTGCTTGGTTTTTGGTGGCTCAACATGAAATGTCTTGCCTGTATCTTCAAGGTATTTCTGATACACAAGTGTCTTATTAACATCAATATATCCCTCGTCCATGTGTATATCTTCAATCGTGAGAGCGAACAGCTCCCCCGGGCGCAAACCTGTATTAACCGCCACATTATACATGTTGTCGTAAAATGTGCCTTTACATGCTTCAAAAAACTCGGTTTGTTGCTCTGTTGTCAACGCAAAGGCATTAACCTCTTTGTCTGCCCTTAGTTTTACACCCTTTGCCGGATTCTTAATCATCAGGTCATCTTCCATAGCTCTGCTAAACATATCATTTAAGATAACCTTAATTTTGTTTTGCCTCTCATACTTATAGTTATCATCAGAAGCCTTGTCGATGAGTGATTGCACATCTGTTTTGCGGATAGATGTTATGTCATAGTTCCCTAGGCATGGTGAAATATTCTTCTTGTATATGTGAGTGTATTCCCTAATCGTATTAGGGCGCACTCTTTTTTTCTTGTATACATTCATCCACCTGTCAAACCACGCATCGAGGGTAACGTTATCTCTAACACTTGTAAATCGCTGATTGTCACTAACTGCTATACTAAGTTCTTTTCGCAGTTCTGACAATTTGTTATTGTAAATCGTTTTGTTCTTTCCGAATCTATCTTTATATCTGCCCTGATAGAGTCCGTCCTTGCGCTGAGTTATTCCGACCCCCAGCTCTTTTCCTCTCAAATCCTTTCCCATACTGATTTATGGCTCCTTTCAAAATCAAAAGCCATTATATGATAACTTCTATATTACTACATAATGGCTTATAATTCAATATATCTATATATTATTAGTCTTTTCGAGATACCGCTCAAACTCTTTGCGCTTAACTAATCGCTTGCCTTTTCCCACAAAAAGTACAAAAGGGCATGACGGATTATTGAGCATTTCATTAATTCTGTTAATTCCGATGTTACTGTATTCCGCAGCTTCATCAATCGTCAGTGTTACTTTTTCCCATATAGGCACTTTATTAATCATCGCCCGACTCCTTTCTATCTTTTCTTTAATGTCTGCCACTCTCCGGGAAGTGGTTGTTTTTGAAATTAATAGTTTCTGTGATACCTCTTCAAGGCTTTTATCAGCAACTAGCAACTCAAAAACTTCCGCTTCCTCATCGGTGAAATTGGCATTTTTCGTAATCTCTTCAAGTTCCGGTCTAGTCAGCTTTGAAAACTTCATAGACCTGTCTCCTATTCTTCGGTTTTGTTTGTACTGTGTATACAAGTATTTGAGTATCGGCATGAGCTGTTACACGGCTTGTTGTCCTCGTATACACATTGTCTTTCAATTGGCTCTATATCACTTATAGTTCTGCTATTCATCTACTCTCCCATTCCTCGCAATTTAAAATCTGCTAATTAATCAACATATAGTTCTCCATTAGCAGCGTATCTAGGGCACACACCACCTTCTTGTGTCGTCAAATAATGCACTCCTGTTTCGGTATCTCTGTATTCGCAAAAATATCCGTAACGGCCTATCTGCCCAAAGTCTATACGTTGTGTTTCGGCTTCTACAATATTACTTCTGCAACCACCTATCATAACTCCAACTAATAATGTAACTGTCAAAACCAATGCCATAATTACTTTATTCTTCATCTTATCATCGCTTCCTTTTTATACTGCTCTGCCATGTATTGTCCGTAGCTCATGCCCTTACTCTTAGCAACCTTGCAGATTTCTGCAAGTTTGTTTTTCTTGACAGGCTTTCTTTTGAGCCTTTTCTTTTCTCTGATTTTTCTTAATTCCGTAGCTCTCTGCTCTCTATGTGCTTCACAACACGTATTTTGGTTAGCTGCGGTCGGTGTAAATGTCTTGCTACAGACTACACATTTAATCGGTTTGTAGTGTTTCATTGCTTCACCTCTACATAAAATCACTTAATCTCATTTGTGCCATTTCGGTATCTAACCTCTGCTTTGATACTTTGTAATAGTATTCGTCAAGCTCAAACCCAACAAATTTATGGTTAGTGTTGTAGCAAGCTATTAGACTGCTCGCACTACCTACATGAGTATCAAGTATAATGTCGTTAGGCTTTGCATATCTGTTTAATAGCCATTCATATAGTGCTACAGGCTTTTGTGTTGGGTGCATTCTGCTTTCATTAGCATTTCCTTGTGGAATATGTCTAAACATTTTTGCATTACTATTAAATGAGCACCAAGCATACTCACACATCGCCATAGAGAAATCTTCTGAAATATTCTTTTTATCCCACACAATAAAGCATCTTGTTGGTGGCAGATTAAAATAATTACCGCCCCATATAATCTGATTTTTACTAACCCTAAATAATTCTTCAAAATACTCCTTGCTTGGTGCTATATCCCAGTGTCTAATATCTTGCTTTAATTCTGCATTCCCATTAGCCTGATACTTTTTCGCCCAAGTTCCGCCTGTTCTGCAACAATTAGAGCTAGGGATAGTCCTCACTGTCAATATGATATTTGTCGAACCATCCTCCAAATCTGCCTCGTTTTTTCTTTTCCCATTCATCGGATTGCCCCCCCGAATGGTGGGTCTACAATCGCAAGGTCAAAATATTTGTCGGGAAATTCTTTCATTCCTTGCATACAATCCATGCTGTAATATCCAAAATCCAACATTTTCTCTTACCAAAAGGAAACCTCGGTTTTATGTCGCGACAACCTATTCCTTTCTGATAAATTAATTACTTCAAATTCAAATAACACATAATTCCGCAGTCCGGAAAAATTTCTGTGTTTATATTACCTCTGTCCGGTGCAAGCTCATCTAAATAAACTTGTCCGTTTTTGTCTTTGAGAATTGAATGATTAACTTCTCTTTCCAATTTCGCCCGACTTTCAAATACTTGTGGAAAATCTACTCTAATCTTATTCCAATAGCCCATGCCGCCCTTTACACAACCAATACAGTTATTATTCGGATAGCCTAAGTCATACATTTTCGGCCGGGCAAAATCAAAAGTTCGTTCAAACAATCCGTGTACCTCTTCTTTTGATAGTCCTCTGTCAATTAATGGGAATTCATGTTGTGCCTGTGGATTAGCTTCAATGGTTCTTTCAGCTCTTTTAGTTTCCTTAAGATCAAATCCCCACACATAAGTAATCCCGCAATCTTTGTGCTGTTCTTCCCATTCCTTGCGTACTCTCTTTTTCAGCCAATTCGTACATGGGGCGAATCCATTAGCCTGATTTCTAAAACCACCAAACACTCTCACACAATCTTCAACAGAGTTGTACTCACTTGACTTTAAAACCTTTATCTCTTTACCGATAGTCTTTTCACAATCCTTTATGAATCGCATACTATCGGGATGTTGGTCAGCTATATCAATGTAAATCCATTCGTCCACATCTCCCGCTAAATATCCAGCCATAAAACTTGATATTCCAGCACTTATCCAACATACTTTTAATTTTGTCATAACACCACGCTACAAATCCATGTATCGTGGATAATCCGTCTCGGCTTCCCATGCTGACCGCTTGAAACTCACATAAGTCAAATATGCTATATGTGCGCTGCTTCAAATTCATCCTATATCGAGTAATCAACGCTACTATGACGGACTTTATGCAATTTCTTATGCACCTATAAATCACAACCTCGGTTTACCGAGGATTCGTTATTCCTTTCTTTTACATCTACAATTTGTTTCGCTACACCACTGCTCTTGTATATCATCATCGGTCTTATCTCGCCCATAAATGTCATACCACGCAAGCGCTACCTCTGTCAGACCGATTAATCCGAATACTATGAGGATAGTGCATACTACTGTTGTTATGTTGGTCATTCTTCATCACTCCTTAGCCTTAATATTCAAAGTGTTTTCAATCTCCCTCAAACTTTCCTGTACATCTGCAATCTGCAAATAACTAAACGGACTGTCGCAACCGCTGACATAGTGATTGATTTCAACACATTTTTGATGGACTAATTGCTTTAGTTCGATTGCGAATTTTCTTTTTTCTCTTATTGCTTCACTCTCTGTCATGTTATCCCTCGCTTTCTAATAACTCTTTATTGTCAAATATGTTTCCGATAACTTCAACTGTGTTTACCGAATCATCCTCATCATTAAAATTCCAATAGATTTCCCACAATGATATATAATTATCGTTTTCACAAGCATATAAAATGTTTTCACACCCTGTAACACGCATAATATTTGATTGTATTTCTTCCCAATCAATATTTTTTCGATATCCAATTCCGAAACCACCACACACATACTTGATAACCCCTCTATGTCCTAAGAGTTCCACAATATCATTCTCCCAAATCAGCTTGCCGTTCTTATCTTTTAAGCCTGTGCATTGGCAGATTGTGGATTCATCAATCGAATAAGCTATATTCTCATCCTTTGTATTAATAATATGTAATTGTCCCCACATTACTGTAAGCAAACCAATAATCCATTCTCCGTTATCAATCCTCTTTGCCTTAAATAAATATCTATCTTCCATGTCCTCTCCTATTCTGCTTCTGATTGAAGCCATTCAAGTTTACATTTATTGCAATCATAATCATGCCAACCATGAATGCACTCATCGTACGGGTCTTTCATGTATGGACAAGGTATAACCTCCACCAATTCTTCATCCGACATATTCCTTATCTTGTCGGCATTGGTTTGCTTGCTATCACATCTGCAACAATGCTCATTATCTCTTGGATTACTGTTATGTTGGCAGTTGCAAGGAACCTTTTCTTTGCTATCATCAAATGCCTTTAAAAACATTTCAGCAATTTCTTTCTCGTATCTACCACACATACCTTTGCAATCAACATCTGCGATAACCCTTGAAAAGAAATCTTTGAATTTGTCAACAATATAATCTCCTGTGAAATCTTTAGGTATGTCAATTACTACTTTCATCTTTTCCACCTCTCTTTAACTGTTCCACCAAGCAAACAAGACGTTCTATTCCGACATAATCGCAATCCGGAAGAGAATTTAATAAATCATCAAGTGCTTTACTGTCGACGTCATAATATAGTGATGTGCCAATGTTATCTGCTACGATTCCCGCTTCTTCCAAATTCATTCCTGTACTCATTTCTCTACCTCTCAATTCTTTCAGTTTTGCTTCTGCTTTTTCCTCTGTAGAAAAATACTTGCAATTTTCCTTGTCAATATCCTCAATTTTGTATATTGCAAGCTCCCTTATAGGTCTTTTCATAACCATTGCATACTTAGGATTGTTTATATCAACAATGAAATACACATCTTTGCAAGGTAATTTAACAAGTCTGCCCTGTTCCTCTAACTGCTGATACTCTTTGAGTTTTTCAAGCCATTCAGCTAACTGCTCACAATCTTCTGCGCTTTTAATGCAAGCGACACGCATAGGATTATTTATATCAAAGAAATCTGCATGATAACGATGCTTTCTAGCTGATTCTTGCGCACGTTCTATAAATTCATCAATATTCATTACTACTCCTTTCCGGAAGCTTAGCCAGTTTCCATGGTGTACACCCATCGCCACTCCACGATGTTGCTCCATTACTCCAAGCATAAACGTTCCCATTCTCATATTTCGCAAAATATCTTTTAACCCACTCTAAGTTAGCACTGTCTCTTACCAGTATTGGTGTATCAACTGCAACTTTTGACCAGTCAACAGGTGGTTCAACATATTCGCTATTCGCCCATTTTTTTCTTGCACCTCTGCAATCAACATCACCAAAACTAAATAAACAATCTTTACACGCTAATTTATAGCACGGTGCCAGCTCTAATGTTGCTTTGTTAACTGCTATTTTGCTACCACCACAAGCAATATCCAGAATCTGTTCTGCGAATTTCTCTCTATTTGTCATAATTTGATACTCCTTTCCCATAATCTGGCATGTGTTTAAACCTCTCGTATGCCTTATTGTCTCTGTGTTTTTCCATGTAGGCTTTTTGCCTATTATCGTTTGAATGCTTTATATGAGCATTCTGTGTACTATCATTTTCCCGCACATAACTCATTAATCAATCACCTTTATGTACCTTTCGTCAACGTAATTAACCTCATCAGCAAGGCATTGTGCCACTTTTGGCAATGTCAGACCGAATTGATTAAATTTATACAGTGTGTCGATTAAGTCTCTAAATTCTGCGATAAACTCTTTAATTTCCTTAACCGACAATTTAAACATCAGTTTAAGTGCCGTACATGCTAAAACCATGTAGCTGTATGCCGTGTCATTTAAGAGCTGTCTCGTGTCGTTTATCGTAAGTGGATTATTCCTTTGGTAAATCCTAATCAACTGTTGCATTGGGATTAAATTAATCTCTTTCTGCACATCAATGTCGTATCTGACTTTCAAAAGTTCAGCAAGCGTTTGAGTTTTCATTTCATTTTCGGTCTGCGCCCTTTCAAGGTACTCATTTATGGTTCTTTCAAGCCTTACAATGCGCTTATTACCAAATCCATGATGTAAATACAGTACATAGTAGCCTAAATCCATAAAGTCTGTGAAAGACCGACTTACAAGCTTCCTGCGGTTATTACTGTTTTTCAGCGTAATCTTTTCTGATTTTGTCCATGTAAAATCCGGCTCTTTGTGCTTTTTCTTTGGTTTCAGTTTGTTGCTCATATTTCTTCATTCTTTCTTCAAGTTCTCGTTTTGCCCTGATAAAACAGGCTTCGGTAGTTTCTTCTGTGACTTTTACAATCTCTTTACCGCACCACCGGATAGTTATTTTTGCTTCCTTGCTATTTGTTTTGTAAATCATTTGCAAGTCATATTTCCTTTGCAGTGGTCGGTAAAAATCGTAAAAATCTTTCAAGGCGTCCATTGTGGACTCCTTTCTTTTATCTTCTGCCGTGCAATGTTTGCTTTTTCACAAGTCGCATTCTTAACATTCTGCTGATAATGCATTTCGCAGACCTTATATCCGGGCTTTACAGGATTGTCGCAGAAAAAACATAGTCCTTGTTCATATCTGCCGGTTCTTTCAGGCATTTTAACTCGCGCTCTTCTCATTGTTTCTCTGCAAAATGTGCAAGTGGCATGTCCCGGGTCTGCTTTCCTTTTACGACAGCGTGTGCATATGCCATTCGCCTTGTCTTTTTCGTATCGCGCTTTTCGCCATGCTTTTTGTCGCTCATTGTATTTTTCAACATCAGCAGCACGTATTTTTGACATGGCTTCGGCTGATTTTGCCCTACACTCAACACAGCTTTTTTCATCACCATATAGCAAGTTTTTGCCACACCTAGGGCAAACACCAACTGCCTGTAATTTTTTATAAAGCTCTCGACCATATGCTGTACGTTTGCTGTTACATGCCGTACAAACCACACCTTCTCTATCAAGTGGTTTTCCACAAAGCACGCAAAGGTTACTAGCTTTTCGCTCTTCATATCTCTGCCTAGAATACTTGTCTTTTATCATTTTTCGCTAGGAGTAAAACATGTTTTAATTGGTCGACCAAAACCTCTTCCTCCTATCTTTTCATCTGCTCGATACTTTCTTTAATTTCTTTTGGCATTGGAATGCCTTTAATTGGCTTATTTTGACTTTTATTATCTTCGAGCGATAATTTTATCGTTTGTTGATTTTTAGAGCCGATTTGAGCCGAATACGAGCTTCTATTGGCACTTTCAATCAATGCCTTTATATCCTTTGGCATTTTTTGATATTCCTTTGCTCGATTAACAACTGTCCTGTAGGTTCTCATAAAGTTTGACTGGACTACGTTTTCAATGCTGTTTATGTCCGTCAGCGCCCAATTCCTAAGATTATCAGGACTCCCGACAGCCTTTTGTACAAGTGGTGGTAACTTGTTAAATTCCTCAACTGCACCATAATAGCCATTTCGTAGTGCCTTACTAACAAGCATCCATGCTTCCATTTCGTTAAGCTCCTGTGGGGTTTGAACCTCATGCAGTTTGTTGATTAGCTGTCCGATGCTCGGTGCGAATCCGCTTGTATCGGAATGCACGTAAGTTTTCAATGCCGTAGAAATTTGACTGTAGCTGTATTCTTCCAACATCATATTCCACACATCTACTGTCTCTGATAAATTGCTCGGCTTGTAATTGGGGTAGCAATCACACATTATGCGAATGATTTTAACGGTCTCGTCTCTTGTCAAGAATCGCCACCCACCTTTAGATGTTCTGCAATTTCCTCAATAAGATTGTTTTCCATTGTTGTCTTTGATTTAAACAAATTCACAACATCGTCAATAGCTTCTCTGTAGCCAACTGCATATCCGTGGCCATATCCGGCTTGCCTGTTTTCTTCTAACATTCTTTCTGAAATGTTAGGTGACATTCTGTATTCTTTTTCTGCCATTTTTATCACTCCTTTACACATTATCCCAATCAATAGTGCCTTTGTTAGCTGAATGCGGCTCATTGTCCTTTAGTGCAAACAGCCCTTGCCAACAATGGTCTACTGACTGATTAAGAATTTTAACAGCCAAATCATTATCGCCCTTTGAAAGTCTCTCGATAGTGTTCATAGCTCGGTGTAATGCCATGTCGGTGCATATCGGCTTTTTGATTTTTTTCCTCATTGTCAGATATTCCTGAAAAGCACTCTCAAGCATTGCATCATCAGGGTAGTAGACAGTTTTCTTTTTAGATATTGATTTATCAATATCTTTTTCTTTTATATCCTTATCTTCACTATCCTTAACTATACTATTCTTATCTAAACTTACCTTACCTATACTATCCTTACCTACGGATACATCTTGTATACATTTTGTATCCATTTTGTTTACATCAAGCGTATATGCCTTGTTTTTCTTTAATCCCAACATTGATTTTTCTTCAACATAATCAGTAGGTCTGTATCTGTCAGCCTGTATGTAATTGTGCATTTTCCAATGCTTAATCACGATTACACCGCTTTCAAATAAGAGCACAAACGATTTTGCAAGTAAGAGTTTAAAATCATCATCGGAAGCACCACACATTCGCTGTATTTTCTTAGGATTATTAACAAATCCATCATCGTCAGCATTCATAGATAGGTGAAAATAAAGCATTTGAGTACTGCTTGGCATATCAAGAAAAGCGTCACTTTCAGTTATTTTCTTAGCAAACATTCTACGTTCTGCCATTTTTAATCTCCTATTTTCTTCAAGTTTCGATTGATGTATTTTAATCTTTTTCCTCGTGGTTTATATTGTTATACCTTTTTCTTAATGTGTTCTGCACCTTGTTCATACCCTTGAAACCACCGACAATAAAAGCTATTTCTGCTCTATTTTCCGTTGCCTTTGTTTCTGCTTCCATATCGTGCAGTCCGTACTCTGCCTGAATAATTTCATTTGCAGTAATTCTTTTTAAGACTTCTTCACATTTCTTCTTGCTTAAAATCTTCATTCTGAACCACCCACTTTCAATAAATCCATAAACTTCTCATACTGCTTTTGTGATACTTTGTTGTGTTTCTTATCGTCTCTGATTTCGATTTTAAGGTGCTTTTCAGCGATAGACGATAATTCCCTCGCTAACACCTTTTTGCCTTGCTGTATGCCGTCTCTGTAGCCTTTAGAGGGCTTAAATTCATTTATCTTTTCCTTGCCCTCTCCCTGACCGCCAGCCGTCTTGTTGTATCTACACTGATAGCCTCTTTTTGTGTATTCCAAAATCCAATATTGCTCCATTTCGTCAAGCTTGTCTTTTGGATAGTACATAACATTCAATTTCCAGCCATAAGGATTTTTTTCGCTATAAAATCCTCTTTTCTTGATTGATAAATCTATATGCTGATAGCCTGTCAGGTGCGATATACTGCGTTCTAAGCAATCTACGCTTTGGCCGATATAAAAGTACGATATTCCGTTTTCATCGGTCCTAGTGTAGAAGTAAATACCACTTTGATTCTTCATATCGGGGCAAGCGTTTAATATGCGTTCTCTGTTCTTACTTTTTATGGCATATAATTGTTTATAATTTACACTTGGCATTTCTCTTACCTCCTAATATCTAAATCGCGTAATATTAGTATCGTCTGACCAACAGCCGAATGTATCGTTATTGCCATAAGCTTTGACGCTTACTGTAGCTCCGTCCATACCATCTGCGATGAAATCATCAGTGTAATTAGTGCGGTAAAACGCTGTATAAGTCGTGTCGTATTCTTTCCATGTTCCATCAGCCTTTGTGATTCTTACTTTGTAAGACGTTGCATTTTCGACTTCTGACCACTTGAATGCCACATAGGCGTAATGAAAATACCTTGATGCACTCTTGTAGTAAGATGCATATTTCACCACCGGAGTAGCGAGGACGCATTTCTCGAGCCAATTTTTTACAGCATTGTTAATAGCATCTTCTAAAGCACCATCAGGCTGAAAGTTGATATCTGGAATCTTCACAGATGGTGGTTTAAGTGGTGGCGTACATGCCGACACCGGCACCACATTAAAAACCCCCATTGCAATCACACAAGTCATAGCTATTGTTCTTTTCATTTTTCTACACATGGTTTTATCCTCCTTTAGTTTGTTTGCGTCAATTAATCTCATACTTACTCCTTTGCACTTCGTTTCACAATCTCAACGGCTTCTTTCAATGGTACCATTCCTATATGCTTTGACAGCATGCTTCTTTCCCCCAACTGTTCCACAACTTTGTCTACATCATAAGCGGTCGGATATTTATCCAGTAATAGCAATACTGTATTTGTATTGAGTAAAGTTCCATTACTTAAAGTAACCGATTTTAAATCTTTCTTTAGTGTGTCTACGTCAATCAATCTCATTCTTATCACGCTCCAATAATATGCATTCAGTTTCAAAGAGTTTTTCAGATATATCTTTTGAATTAACTCTGCTCTCAAATTCCTTGATAAAATCTCTGTATGCCTGTTTTCTAACTTCTCGGTCATGCTTGGTGCAATCAAGCTTATCGAATGAGATATTGATTTTTCTGATAATACTGTAACTTGATTTATCAGAATTGATATTCATGTATCTTTCAGTGCATATTGGCATAATGCCATTTTTCTGTAGCAGTTCTGTAATCTGAAATACAAACGCTCTTACAACTGCAATATCTTTTTGCTCCGACATATCCTTTGCAATATTTGCAAATATTTTATTCGTATAATCCATTATTTTCCCTTTCTAGGACAGCCGTTATTTGACTGCCCTATAATCAACCAACTCCTAGTTAAATGGTAATTCCTCATCAATACCATCAGGGATTGACATAAAGCCATCATCGGGTTTTGGCTGTGGTTCTGCGCTGCTGCTTGAATTTTTACTGTCGCAAAATTCCAACTTAGATATGTTGCAATCGTTAGTGTAGACTGTGTTTCCGTCTCTATTCTTGTAACTGCCTGTAGTCCACTCACCGATAACCGCTATCTTTGAGCCTTTAAATACGTGCTTTTCTACTGTTTCAGCAATCTTGCCAAAAGCCACGCAGTTAATGAAATTTGCCTTATCGTCTTTCTTCTTAAAATTCTTGTCAACGGCAAGTGTAAATCTTGCTATTGCCATTGCATTTTCGCCCTGTGAATATCTAATCTCAGGGTCCCTAGTTAATCGTCCTAAAAGTGCTACAATGTTCATTATTTTTCCTCACTTTCTTCTACTTTCACTTCTGATTGAAGCCATTTTAGTAAATCTCCATAACTGTCATGGATTTCCTCTTCCTGCTCTGTATCAAGATTATAAATCGACTTATAGGGCTCTTCATCCTTTTCAAAATCGCACATATTGTGAATCCATTCTGCTAACTCTTCATCCGACATATTCCTTATTCTGTCGGAATTGGTTTGTCTGTCACTTTCTACTATCTCAAAATATTCACCAATGAACTCTAATACAGTTTTTAAATTGTACGAGCTGTACCCGATGTTGTAGCCATCCTCACCAACATTTCTGTACTGCACGCTATAATAAGGTTTACTATCTATCATTTCCATTATAATAGACAAATCGGTTACTCTTTCTTCTTTTATTTCGCTCATTCCAATGCCCTCCACACATCATTAGGTTTATTTATATTCCACACACTAGGTATTGTGTCTTTAACTAGACATAAACCCTTTTCATTTTCAATTTTCCCAAAAGGACAAGTTAGGCAGTCGTTATCCTCACACACTGTTTTAATGATTTTCAGCGCAGTCAGAATACTTTTCGTCTCGACCGCTACTCCGTCAACTTCTTTCTTCATTTTCTCCACCTCTCCATTACTGCTCCTTTCCACCTTTAATTACTTCATCAATGTATTTCTGACAAGCGTTTACACATTCCTCCTGTGTTTTAAATTTTATGCCATTCCACAAGCTGTTGTACCTTATATCTCTTTCATCATTAGACGATATGCAATAATACCAAATATCATCATTAGAAGAATAGTTAATATGGCACTCAAACTTTTTGTACTTGCCTTTGTAGAATTTGCTACTATCAAGTCTTTCTGAAACATCTTTAAGTCGCATATCAATTCTCCTTTCTAAAACGGACACTCTTTTTCTTTGTGCTTAGCAAATAATCTCTTTATCCACTTAGGTAACACACATTTCCAAACTGGAACATTAAAATATCCATTTTTATCAAACAAGCACCCGCAATCATCACATTCTCCCTCATAGCTCATGGTTTCCCAACCACAAGGGCAATTCTCGCAATCGTTATCATACCAACAGCTAACTTCTGTGTAGTGCTCCCACTTATTGGAATTTTCAATAGGCTTTGAATATTTGAATGTTGAAATTCTCACATTTCCAAATCGTTTGTCTATTTCAATATCTCTATGTGTTTTGAATAACTTCATTTTTACCTCCTAAAAAGGGCACTCATTAGGATTAGCAAGTAGCCATTCCTTATTGCGCTCCGCAACATCTACATTTGCCCCATAAGCAACTTTTTTCATCTTCTCGATAAAACTATCACTATCAGCATTTTCTGCCGATAGATGGCACATTATGACGTTCTCCAAGCTGTCTGAATAATTTGCCTTAACAAAATCACAAGCCGTGTCAATACTTAAGTGACCTCTGAAAACGTGATTAGCTTTGCCTGTGTTATCCCTGTCGATTAAATCCTTGTCATAATTCACACCTAAGAGAATGTGGTTTATGCCCTTAAACTTCCACTTGATTAGTTCACAATCGGTTATATAAAGCATTCTCCCCATTTCCTTGTGAGTAATCAGAAAGCCATATATCGGGCAAGGTTCGCCATTTGCGTCTGTATGTGTCCAGCTTCCATCCATCGTTGTTAAATCAAAAGGTTTTACTGTAAATCCGCCCATATTCATTGATTTACAGCTATCGCCTAAATATGGGGCAAGTATCGGTATTCCCATAGGCTTAAAATCGTTTAATGACTTGCTGTGGTCTAGAGGTGGGCATGACTTATTATCATGCCCCTTATCCCCCTTATATGCCAATCTAAGCCTTTCTTAATCTCCTTAATTGGTATTCCACAATCAAGGATAAGTGTTTCTCCACTGTCGGAAGTTAGCAGATAGCAATTTCCGGCTGACGATGAGCCTAAGCATTTAAGTTTCATATGCAACCTCCGCAACAACCATAAGGCACATTAGTAGTAAATACCTCGTCTATTTCGCTTGCATACTTGCGGTATTCTTCAGGTATTTCAGATACATCTATTTGCCATTCTCCTTTATAGGCTTCATAGTTTCTAATATATCCGCCGGAGTGCCAAAATATAGGGTATATGCCTTTGCGCTCACTCATTCTGCTACAATACATACTCCCGAATATTACTTTTTCTCCGTCAATTTCGAGTGTCAAATCTCCACAGCATAAATTAGGATATTTACCTGTGTAGCTTATGAATTTGACATGCTCGGTTACACTTTCTTTATTTGAATTGATTAGCATACTCGCACCTCTATTTCATCATCCTGTGGGAACTGAAAGATGGCATTGTTGATAAAATCCACTTTTGACGGCTGATTTTCGGCTCGCACCATAACACCAAATTTCTTTAATCTTTCAAATTCCTTTGCCACATCGTCTGAAATATCAACATTCTGCATTACGATAGGCATACCGATATATGCTTCTCTTAGCATTTCCATAGCCTTAATTGCCTTTGCTTCGGTGGAATACTCAGCAATTTGCATGTCATCACTAAGTGACTCAACGCCTGTTAAGTTTTTATTCAGAAAATAAATTCTTGACCTGAATCTCTGAATAATCACCTCTTCATATGGCATATCAATTGTTCCGTCCTGTGAAATTACTCTCATATCAGCCCTCCTCACTCTGCATGAATGGCGGTAGCTCCTCTGACTGCTTGTCGGCTGTGTCGGTCGGTTCTACATCAATTATGCTGTCCTCGTCAAAATCAACGCTATTTGCGCTTTCTTTGATTTCATCAGCAACAACCTTTTCTGTATCAAGTTTTACATCTGATACATTTTGAAATTCCTCTTGTGCATATAAACCTTGAAATCTATCTGGAAACGCTTCTCTTAAGGCCTGTACAACAGCTACTTTTCTAATCATTGTGGCTGGTTTTTTCGCCCATTGGCTGTTAAGCGAACCATCTTTTTTTCTTCCTGCGTACTCATAAAAGCCTACTGACTGATACTCGTCCTCTTTTCCGTCAATAAAGATTTTCGCCCAGCCGCCTACGATAGTTTCGTTAGGTAAAGCCATTGTTCCCTCTCGCTCTTCAACAGCTCCGTCCTTTTTAATTACAATAATTCCTGCTTTCTTTCCCTTATATCGTGGGTCCGCATTGGCTCTCTTTGTAAAAACGTCTTTTCCAGTAACTATTGTGGCCGGGTCGTTGCTTCCATACTTAATAAGGTATGCTTCTCTCAAAAACGGATTTAAGTGCTGGTATCTGCATAATGACATAAACATCATTACTTCTCCGTCAGATACATTGCCGCCGCCACTTACAAGGTATCTTCTTATCATTGTTGGAGAAATTTTTACCATTTCCCCATTTGATTCATACTCAACTGTCTGTGTATTCTCTGCCATAATTAATCCTCCTAAATCTCATTGAAAACCTGAACCGCAAACAGTTCATTAGGTGTCTGCTTGAATAAAACTCCGTCAGATATGACTGTATACATATATCCGTCATACTTAAGCTCTACAGTATGTTTCTTACCGCCCATGTAATAATTTCTTTTCTTAATACTCATGTTGAACCTCCTATAATCCAAGTAACTTTTTAATCACTTCTCTCATTCTCTCGGTTTCGCCACTCAACTGCTTCTCGCTTTTATCAGCAAGTCTAATCACTATTTTGTACTCTTCCTCTGAAACTGTCTCTTTAAGCGCACGTAAAACAGTAACCGCCTCTGCCATAACATGGCTTTTTATGCCTCTAAATGTAACTTCTCCGTCTTCTGCTTTAATCATTCCTATTCCTTGCTTTCATTTATTATTTTTAATTCAGCTTTGAGTTTTTCAACTTCTTCCAGCTTGTCTGCAATTCTTCTTTCCGCCCTGTTTCGGAATGCCTCTTTTGCATATTCAAAGTTAGGTTCTGTAAGAAACATGCAATTAAAGTTAGTTATTCGCCCAACATCATCTTTCTTTGCCGTACTAAGGTAGTCTGGAAAAACTCTATCAACAGCCTTGTATGTCTTGGGTTTCTCTTCCGCTTCGCATTCCTTAACGCATAAGCCTTTAGGATTGCTACTATCTGCGTCTAAAATGTAAAAGTATAATTTCATATCACACCGCCTCAATCACAAGCTCTTTGTCCTGTGTATGTTTCAACATAATCAACTGGTTATCAATCTGCGGTATTCTCCAATCGTCAACGCTCTCTGTATCATCAATAATAATTGGAAAATTAACGCTTGCCACTTTCTGAAAAGCCCGGCATATGTCAACTTCTGTCAGCATTCTTGCCCCATGATTAAGATTTCTTGCATATGCTTCACCATTGTAAACAAAGTCGCAGCACTCCTCGGTATCACCATTTAAGAGTGGTCTAAACAGCTTTGCTGTGGCAAAATTCAGATACTTATTAACATCGGCCTGTAAAAGCTCGTTTTTCTTTCGAGTAAACTCTTTCAGCAAATCAAGCTTTCTTTCCCAATCAGCAATTTCTTGATTGAGGTCTTTTCTCTTATCTTCAAGGTCGGCTATGCTATCGTCTATACGCTTGTTATTTGCCACACCAAGCTCAATCTTTGTATCAACCGATGAAACTTGCCTTAACAGTTCGCTTCGCTCGTTTTTGAGCTTTCTGATAAGCTCTGATGTGTCGTTTTCGTCTGCAAGGGCTTTCTCCTTTTCTTCGATTGTAGCTTTAAGTGCCTGATACTCACTGTTGCCTGTCATATCAACATCAGTAGGTACCATTCCAAGCTCCATTTCAGTACCATCGCGTCTTATCGTCAGCTCCTTAAGTTCTACCCCAAGGTCAGCTATTTCTTTTTTCTTATCCTCAATGGCCTGTTTAAGCTTCTTGCTATCGCTTGACAATGCATTTCCCTTATCTTCAAGCTCTTTAAGGTTCTTTGCTTTTCGCTCGTCAAACTCATTTCTCATGCTCTCTATCTTATCTTCCGGCAACTTCTGACCGCACATCGGGCAATTAACACTGCTTTCATCAAAGGCAAGCTCCTTTGCTTTTTTCCAATCAGCACGTACCTTTTCCAAGTCTCTTGCGAAATATCTAATTTCTCTTTCAAAGTTTTCGATTCTAGCTTTTCCGGCTCTTATTATCGACTCTCCTTTGTGGATTGAAGCATTGAAATCATCAAGCTGTGCCTGTAGCTCCATGCGCTTTTTCTGATTGTCAGCATTAGCTTTTCTTTCCATGTCTGAAAGCTCAAATTTAAGGTTCATAATGTCCTCTGTAGCTTTCTGCTTGCTCTCTAAAATTTTGTTATAGTCGGACAGCTTATCTTCAATTTCCTTAAGCTGCGGCTCATAGGTTTTCTTCTGCAATTCAAGCTCTGCAAGGTCTGTATACTCATTGGTGGAATGAATTGTATCAATCCTTGTTGAGATTTCGTCTCTTTCCTTGACAAGTCCTTTTGAGCCATTCCTACCGCCTGTGCCGTTTAGCTTGCCACGGCATACTTTTTTAAGTTGGTCTACATCCCCATCATCAAACATCGGCTTAAGTTCAGCAAACTGCGGAAATATGACGCAGATTTCTTCATCGGTATGTGTACCAAAATAGCTTGCAAGTGCTAATCTCTGCTCTGCCTGTGACTTGTTAAGTAATGTCATGGCATTTAAGCTGAATGGCAATACTCCAAGCTCTGCTATGTTGTCATTGATGTACTGATTGTAGTCAGCCATCTTGTAAGGCACATCGTTAATTGAGTAATCGGTAACACTACCTGTAATCTCACCTTTTTTGTTGCGTTTCTGCCTTGTAACCTTTTTCAGAGTCTTTGCTTTTCCGTCAATCTCAAAGGTGACAGCTCTCACAATGTCAACATCGTCAATCTCAACTCCATTTTCATCGTGAGGTCTTATGCCTGTAATCTCTCTGTCATTCTCATCGTGACAATTCAGCACATCAAGAATAATTCTCTTAACTGTTGATTTGCCGACTTCATTCTGACCGGACAACACAGTTTTCATTGAAAAATCTGTGTCTAATGTGTTTTTGCCGTAGAATTTACAAAAATTCTGCGCAAATACGTGTGTAATCTTCATTGCATTTCCTCTCTTTCTATTTGTTTATGGTTTTTAGAATTAAATTTCCGTGCAGGCTTGATTTCTTCACTACTCTTAAGTATGAGTCCGACTCCGATACAAAAAGCCACTCACTCGGCACGTAATGAGCCTTGTTGAGCAATAGCTTCTGCTCTCTTGTTAATGGCTTCAATCTGTATCTTGTATCACCCAGCCTAATCCGTCTTACATTGTCGCTCATTTAGTTTCTCCATTTCTTTATCTAGTAGCGCTTGAAAGTCAAATGATTTGTTTTTGTGCCGTTTAGCTCGATATAGTTCTTGTAGGTAATCGTTAGCACTCTGACGTTTCAATTGGCTACCAATCGCAGTAGATGTCAAGGTTTCCATTTCCACTTCCCTCGTCATATACAATTCCTTGTATGCCAACAGGAGTATCAACTACAGTTCCATGTGGTAAATCATCACTTGCAATTACAACGTATTCGTTTTCATCAACCACTAATCCATGCTCATTCAGATGCCTACCCGGAATATTTAGACCGCCTCCAGGTAACACTCTCTGTGAGTACCACGTATAAGTGTAATCGCCATATCTGACTCGCCCTAGCTTCTTAAACCGGCTACAACTGTATTTCTTACGACAAGTTGGGATTTCCGGCTCTACATAGGCCTGCTCAACTACAACTGGCTCATTCTGAATTACTGTTGGCTCAACCTTTCCAAGCATTACGCTATTTAAATAGGAAGAAACTCCGGCTGTCAGTTCAACTTTGCTATCTGCTTTCGCTGCTATTGGCTTTAAGGTCATAGTTCCAATTATTGAAATTGATAACATCAATATCAGTTTTCTTTTTCTCATGCGGTTCACCTTCCTCTATGAGACATATTGCAATCAGTATCAGCCAAAATACTGTTACGATTGCTCCAACGATGATACTTGCTGTCTTAATTCCGTATGCCACCGATAATCCAAGGAAAAATGCAAATGCTAATCCTCCGAAAATCAAATAGCCACAGCCGGTATAGAATTTTTCTTTTAAAGTTCTTTTTCTCATACAATTACCTCACTATGCAAAACTCTGTTGAGCGTTTGCATCATGAATAAGCTCATCAAGATACTTAGGTACGACATAGCAATCAATGAACTCATGCACATCGTCTATATACTTCCTCTTGATACTCTTATAAGTAGATACGCAACCATACTCACGCTTTAACTGTGTCCATATGTCAGAAAATGTCTTATGTCTGATACTGTTATCCCTGTATGCTTCGCTCTGCTTGCCACCGAGGATATTTACAACTCTGCGCTTAACGTGCTGTTGTATCTCGTCAATATCGCAACTGTAAAGTGGTACATTTTCCTTAAGCTCGCTCACATCATCTTTGATGTCGTTTACTTTCTGCTCTAATTCTGTATAGCCCTGTGCCAAAAGTTGTATCTGACCGCCCGTTGTCTTTGGCATACCATAACCGCCTGTTTTTCTGATTGACGGAAGTACCTCGTCCATTACCCACCGCTCAAATTTCTCTGCACTAGGCAATTTTGATTTCATAATGAGTCGGTATAAATCTCCCTCATTTATGTATGACATAGACTGCACTCCACTAGATGTAGGGGTGTCACGTTTCGTTACTCCCTTGCAATGGTCATTAACTGCCTTGCGTGGATTTGTATACCCAAGTGCGGTTGCCACATCTGTTGCTACGAAATATGGCTTTCCGTCAATTTCTGTCATTCGGACTTCTCCGAACTCTTCATTGTTGAAAATTTGTAAATCGTTCATGTTTTCTCCTTTCTACTCGATAAAATAAGAAACTTCTACGCCAAAATAATTAGCAATCTTAATTAGCTTGTCTGTTTTTGGCATTGATTTTCCCGACTTCCAATCCGAAAAAGTGCTTCGCGCCATTCCAAGCTCTTCTGACAGTTTGTAAAACGAAACGTCTCTAGCTTTTATGAGCGTGTCAAGTTTTTTAAAGCTCGCCTGTCGTTTTTTCTTATTCAATTTCCCATCTCCTTTCTTGACAATAGTTAGGAAATCCGTTACTATAAAAAGCGCCATATTAGGCAAAATACGCTAGGAGGTAAAACCTTGAAAGCAATTTTGATTTTGCCTGTTCCATATTTGCGAGGTCGCATTTAAAATGTAGCAATCGGTGTAGCGCATTTTGGGCAGTAAAGCTCGATAAAAAATCATGGTTGGCATGTCCGATAATATGCCGTGCTACGCTAGATACTCCTCTCAATCCGTCAGCTAATGGCAATTAGACTGCTGAACTTAAACTGCATAAGTGACGGAACATTTAAAGAAGCATTGGTACTACACAGTGCGTCGAAAGACTGCAAAATGTATGTGGTGTAAAAAATAAGGCAACGGCTGTTGGTGGTAGTACACTAACAGCTTTTGTTTTTAGTTCAAAAATCCTAACTAAGTCTTGATAAAAATTAGAAAATCGTGTATACTATGAATTGTCCAGAAACATAATATTATTTTCTCAATTTTATTTTTTATTGAGTTGAGATTTCCTAACTTCTTTTTTTATTCTACATTAGGAAGTCTTATTTGTCAACCCCAAATGTTGAGAAATCACAACTTTTTTTAAAGGAGATTTTCTATGTACGAAAGATATTGTAAATTAAGAGACTCAAAAGGGTTAAATGATTCAGAAGTGGCTAAATATGGCGGTTTCCCTAAAAGTACTTTTTCAGATTGGAAAAAAGGAAAGAGCTGTCCAAAATTGTTTAAGCTGGTAAAAATTGCAGAATGTCTTGATTGTTCACTTGATTATTTAGTTACCGGAAAAGAGCACCATTCAGTTGTCGAGGAGGCAACAAAAGACTTGGCTCTATCGAAAATGGATAGCAAAATCAAGGACTACGCGTTGAAATTATCTAAATTGTCGGATAAAGAGCAAGAAAATATTATGAATTTAATAGATATGATGTATGAAAATACTCAAAATAAATTAAATTAATAAGAAAGGTGGTATTTTATTATGAGTAAAACTGTTAAATGTCCTAAATGGGGTTGTGATGGTGTTGGCATACCTGTTGATACCAAGAAAAAATTTTCATTCGGCAAAGCACTTGTTGGCAACACAGTAGGCGGTCTCTTCGGACCTGTCGGTGCCGTTGTCGGTACTGCTACCGGAATTAAAGGCAAGAACGGTAAAACAAAGTTTGTGTGTTCAAAGTGCGGTAACGTTTGGGAAAAGAAAATATAACCACAAGGCAGAGTTTTTACTCTGCCTCTATTTTTCCTTTAATAAATATGTACAAGTACAATAACAGGTCTTTATCTTCCAAGCCCTCAATCATTTTAATTATTTCATCCTTATATTCCATACAACACTACCTCCGATACATCAATTATAGAACATTTGTTCTTAAACGTCAATAAGGACGGCAGAAAAATCCACCGCCCTACCGAAACTTGAAGAGTTCTCTTGTTTGAGAACATCATTACTGTATCACTTTAAAGTGTTTTATTTTGTCGAATATTGACAACATGGACTGTAAAGAATAGAATAGCAAAAAGAACTACAAAAGGAGATGTTAATATGGCAAAAACAAATAAATGCAATTCCTACGTCATCAATGGTCAAAAAATCAATGTTAATGATATAATCAAGCATTATAATGGTAACTTAGGCATGGCTTGTAATGAAATATCGCAAGAGACTTTGGTTTCATTTGAAACAGCCAAATATTATGTAGAGCTGTGCCAAAAAGATGAGCCATTCGTTAAGCAAAATTCAACAATAAGCTTCACAAGTGGCATTCTCATAGCCGTTCCGCTTATAATGTTTATTGCAACAAAAATAGGATTCTTTCCGGTGGACAATGACCTTTTTATCGCTATGTTTGGCTTAATTTTTGTGTGTTGCTCTATTGCTTCAATTATTCTAGGAATAGTTGATTTAGCATCTAAGAATGAAATTCCGCGCAATCATGGCGGTTCTATCTTTGGCATTGTTGCTTCTGCGCTGATGTGGCTTGATTTTATTTTTCATTGAACTATGGAGAGGTTTCCCTCTCCTTTTTATTCTAATTGTGAAGTAATGTACTCATATTCCTCTTGCGATATTTTACCGCTTGCTACTCTGTCGAGTAATTCTTCCTTGGTTACTCTACCACTCTCGTATAGCCTTTTAAGACTTTCAACTAATATTCTCATGTTAAAGCACCCCCTCATCCATTAACTGTCTTGTATAGTTGTCTATTGCTTCCTCATCGGAGTGCTCGTTAATCTCTTTTGCTTGCTCCATAGCAATAAGATACTGTGAGTATTCGTCCTGTGTCAGCTCACGCTCCTCGTACTCCCAATGTTTAGGCTTATAAGTAAAATCATCCTCACTCCCTGTCGCTTCAACCGATTTAATGTTTTTTCGCTGATAAACGATATTCGGAGAAGATGTTGTGTCAATGTTAAGCGGTTTGTCCGATTGCATACTTTCTACGAGCTTGTATTTTGTCATATTATGCACCTTGCCTTTCTGTCTACTGTTGAAATTTTGTGTTTTAGTTTTCCGAAATCTATAAATGGTTTAATATGTTCCCTGTAATAATCGTAAATATCGCAATTTTTAATCCACGCAAGAGCGGAAATCATTTGTTTTGAGTCAAATATTGTAACCTTTGTTTTTCGCCATATTCTAACTGCCTTGGCTCTTATTTTCTTAAGGATTGTTTTTCTTAAGATAGTTCTATTCCTATAGAATTTATACCCCATAAAATCAAGCGGTCTGCCGTATGTTGCCGGCTTTCCATTCTTGCCGACATATGGATTTCGGGGCAAATAGTGAAAACGAAATATCTGCCAGTTTGTTTTGACTGTCAAGCCTAATTTTGCAAGGCTGTTATCAATCACGGCTTTTACCTTGTGCAATTTCTTTTTGCTTGCACAAAATATAGCCATATCGTCAACATAACGTGCATATTTCAGTTCAATGCCAAGCGATTTAATTTTATGGTCAAGCTCACTTAAATACCAGTTAGCGAGCCATACAGAGGTATAAAAGCCAAGTGGTAAGCCATTCGGCACGCAATATATAACATTTTCAACAATCCGCATGAATTTAAAATCTTTGATTTTAGATTTAAGCTTTTCAATTAATTTATCCTGTGGAATACTAGCGTAAAATTGCTTCACATCAAGTTTATAGCAATACTTAATATTTTTACCGCCTTGCCTTATCCATTTGCATATGCACTTCTTGCCATACGCACCGCCACGCTTAGGAACCGAGCCGTAACTGTGCTCATACATTCCCTTGTTAAACATGGGTTTAAGCACGTTCACTATCATGTGATGTACTATTGACTCCATAACTGTCGGTATTACTATCTTACGTTTCTTTCGTGATATTCCGTCATATATTTCTTTGGGTTTATGCTCAAAAGGTGTGAAGTTAATCGCATATTCTCTAATTTTGGGTATGTATGTATTAAGGTCTAATAAAATTTTCCTAACCTTGTTTCTTTTCTTTTTACCCTTAGAGAAGTTTTGAATTGCAAGTTTTATATTTTCGTCTGAAATAAATTCAGCATATAGATTTCTGTATGTTCTCATACGTATTCTCTTCCTATCCTCTCTACCACGTTCGATTATTTCCTACTACTAGCAGTAGCTTGCATCGAGTTAATTTTTACCAAGGGGTACGGAATTTAGTCTGCATTCATTTTATCCCATGAATGATAGGTACAGAAGCCCCGAGGTTCCACCCCGCGTCACCGGCCTCGTTGTTCAAGTTCACGTAAAACGCGCCACAATGCCGACCGTTGTTCAGGTTGCCACCGAAAAGAGCAAAGGCGCAGACTAAACCCCTTATATAAAATTAACTACACACGTTTATAGTTACAAATTTTCTTAGGAGAAACGTGGTTTCTCCCTTTCTGCTTAGGCAGAAATTCCCTCTTCCCTGTTGCAAGTTATTTGTAGGAAAGAGAAGCCCCGAGGGACCACCCCGCGACACCGGCCACGTTGTTCAAGTCCACGAAAAACGCGCCACAACGCCGACCGGCGTTCAGGGCGCCACCGAAAAGAGCAACGGCTATAATTGCAATGTTAAACCAACAACCATCAGGATAATAGGTCGATGATGAGCCTGTGATTGATGTTGGAAACATGCCTAATGCCGTATACAGCATATCTTTGATATATCCACCACTTGTACCACTAGGAGTTGAATTAGGTATCTCGATATATCCTGTTCCATCAGTGTTATAGTTAGTTGCTTTGCTCCCATCCTTTGTTGATGGAGATAGCTTGACTTTTGCTATACCATTAGCTAGGATAAGTCCGGCTGTTCGTCTCCACTGATTGCCGTAGTAATTCTCCATACCAAAGACTTTAACTCCGGCTTTTCCGACATTCTCGCCCCAAAATAAGCCTTTGTCATTCATTGTGCCGGTCTTAAGCAATAAGTTTTCATCACCGGCATTTTCGCTCATGCCTCGTCCGAATACATCTTGCGTATCAGTAGACTTTCCCATGATGATAAGCAAAATATTAATCAAGAGTCTGTCAACATACTGCTCGATTTCATATCCTGCACCATTGGCTCTTGCATATGCCATTTCTTGACTGGCTGATTTTGATTTAATGACTGCTTGGCCACTTATTGAGCGTAGCTTATTGCTGCTGTCAAGTGAGCCGTTATAAATTGGTGTATAAAAATGAGATTTTTCATTGCTGTTAATGTCGATGAAATTCAGATTTTTAAAATCTTTATCAGCTTGATAGTTAGCAACATAAAGACTTGCACTGTTTGGGTTGCCTTTGTTGGGTGCAATTTTCCACCATATAATGTCTGTGCCGTTGCCCCATTCCATCATAGCATTTCCATCGTAATCAATGCTTGCTACATCTGACGCACCGCCATCTATTTTTTTAGTCAAGTCATTCTCGTTGAGGTAATAGTCAACCTGTCCATTCGTTTTGAGCATACATGGTTTTGGCATAAAAAAGGCATTCGCCCATGAGCCATAATCAAAAGTTCCGTTCGTGAAATTCATGTGTGCTGGAGTCATGCCTACTGCGTCAGCTAAATATCTGACTCTAGTTTTTGGGTTACTATCCGCGCCGTTAATGTGAACACCATAAACAACTCTTCCCTCACTTAATTTTGTACCAAGGGCTTTAATACTCTCAACAATCGCTTGCCCTGTTGTATCTGATATAATATCTATTCCGCTCATATTAGTCCTCCTTACTTACGTTGAGTAATCCGGCACTTGTCACGGAAAAAGTAATGCCTTTTCCATTTGCTTTCTGCTCGACTAGCCCAGCTTGTTGCTCCGCTTTTTTCGCGGCTTCATTTGCAGCCTTTGTAGCTGCATTTGCTTGGCTTACAGCCGTATCAACCTTTCCTGAAATTTGTGTGACCTCGTTTGCTTTTTGTGAAGCAGTTTGTGCTGATTTTTGAGCCTGTGAAGCAGAATTGCTTGCCGAAGTAGCTTTTTCTGTCGCAGTTTGTGCTGATTTTTGAGCCTTTGATACGGATTGCTCTATGTTTTCAAGATAACTCCGAAAAAGTCTTTGAACTTCAACGTCAAAATCCTCAACAGTTCCCATTCGCTTAACGACTCCCGGTGCGAAGCACATCCATATCTGCTGTTTTTTCGTGTCAGAGTCAGTCGATACCGCCCATTCTCCAGCCTTCATTTTTGAGGGGTCAAACTGCGCGTATGCCCCTCGTCTCATTTGAATTGCCATAAATTACGCCTCGCTTTCATCAATTATCTCCATTTGCCTAAAACGTGAAGTTGTAAATACAATTGTTTGTTTGTTTCTGCAGCAGCCGAGTTTATACAAAACCACAACTCATTACTGCTCCATCTTGTAAAAAAAATAGAATACAACCCGCCGGCGCTACAAAACACAGTACCTGTAGTATGTAAGATACTTTTTATTCCGTCTGGCATATATACGCTTCCATAAGTATAATACAGACTACCATATTTAGAGCCAAACGAGACAGTCGCGGGAAAACTTCCCCACATTTCTATATATCCATCTGTCCACTGTCTCCAATACCAGCCGTTTTCATTGGTAAATGTTTTTGAGCCAAAAACAGTTTCAACCCCATTAAGAGTCAAATTGTTTGCGGTAATGTCAACGTTAGTTCCACTTACATTAACCGTTTCACCGTTTATGCTTGCAAAGCCACCGCCACAGCCCATACCGCTAGTATGTCCTCCAACGTTTGAAAAAAGGTTTGCTCCCTCTGGATTTACTGTAAGATTATTATCAATATCATTTCCACTGTAATTTCCGCTTATTTTTGTCCCTGTCTCCGCGTCTTGCGCCCAAAAACTTTGATTGAGTCCTGTGGACGGATTGACAACATCAACATTGAAAGCTTTTGTAAATTCGCCGTATGCTCCTACAATTTTTGGGGAAATAACATACTCTTTTCCTATTTGCGTATAGCCAATATTGTCTTTTAATTCGTTTAACTTATCGTTTGTTGCAAAATCGGGTTGGTCTGAGATATTGTTCCACGAAATACTCACTCCGTCAGCGAGCGTAATGCCCTTGTTATCAAGTGTAATCAGAATGTTTCCGTTTGCGTCTTTGACATACTGCTTGCCGTTTGTATTATTCTCACCGCCTAAAGTGAGTGTGCCACCATGCGCCCAGTCAAAATTAATGCCGATAGCCGACATAATATTGAAAATAGCGTTTCCGTCTTTATCAATTCCGGCTTTCCATGTCTTGCCGTAATCATTCGATACAGCCATGCCATTAGCTGTCATTTTCCACTGTATATTGCTCGAATTAAGGTCGGCTTTATTGTGCATAATGTAAATGATTGAGCCATCCTCTTGTTTCTGCTCGGTCTTAAAAAGTCCGAGTGATTGAGACATTAGCTGTGTCAGTAATTGCATTTGCTTGTCATATACACTTAGTTGTGCCTGCGCAACTTTGCGCGCTTGTACGACAGCCTTTGTCTCACTACTGAATTTATCAGCACTATTCCTTGAAGCATTTTCAGCGTCACATGAAATTTTTGTACCGCTTCCAACTGTAAACGTTCGGTTGGAAATAAAACAGCTATAGGCATTTTGCTTGCGGTCTGTCACAAGTGCCACATCTCCGCTCTCAATCAATGGGTTTGACAAGAGCGTAGCATCAAGAGGTCTGAACCTCATGCCACCGATTTTTTTGAAGATATAATTTGCAACTGTCTGTGCCTTGTCTGCCGAAATAAACGGATTATCAGAGATTGAGACTACATATCCCTCTTTTCCGGCAAGCGCATTAACATCTTTTGCCTTATCCTCTTTTGAGGTTACAGTTACCTTTACCCCGGTGATAACAACATCATCGGTCGCAACATTCAAGTCTTTTTGCGTGTAAATATTGTGGTAATTTCTCGACTCCGTGAATGTTCCGCCATCAACACTATCTCCACTTGAATAGTCGGTGAAATTTCCACCATCAACACTATCTCCGTCAGAGTATGGTGTAGTTTTCGTGCTAAAAGTTCCACCATTGTAACCCTGACTGTCGAACTGACTCATATCATACCAACCGATAAGCAATTCGCCATCGTGACCGCACTTGCCCCACAATCCGCTCAACTGTAAGATGTAAGCTATTACCTGTCCATATGTGAGTTTTTGATTATCGCTTGGTATCTCGTTAATCACGTAATCAGAGTTATCGAATCTCGCCATAGTAAAAGGTACATCGCACTTAATACAAGCGTCTCTGACTACCTCATACGCTGTCGTAGGGTAGCTTAAATTGCTGTCATATTCACGATTGAAATTATTAATATTGTCAAGGCAAGTAAGTGTTATAAGTGAGCCGTCATAGCTTGTCTCGCTGACTCTATACTCACCGATTTTTAGCTTTTCGGTTGTGCCGTCAGAAAAGCTTTTTGAAACGTATGCCGTTACGCTTGCCTTATCAAAATCATACTTACTGTAATCTTCATAAATATTATTCAGCTTAATTTTCAGTTTTCCGGCAACCAAAGCCCCGATTGTGAAAGTGCCATTGCTCGATGTTGAGTCATTAACCTCGAAGCCATTCGCCCACAGTTCACTATCACTAATAGGGATTTTTTCACCGCTTGCCGTAACTATGTCGGCAAAACAATTTACATTTATATCATTATCGAGCATTACCGCCCTTTGCCATTTAGCCGATACGTTTAGCATTAAATCGCCCCCTATACTTCTATGAGGTCAAAGCTCAATGTCTCATACCTCTTATTGTTAATAGTCCATATCTTGATAGGTGCGCTCCTATCACCCACATAGAATGTACGTGTTTCATCAGTGCCACTCATAGCGTCAGGATATGTCACTCTGATATATTCGGGGTTTACCATTTGAAGTATCTTTGCTGTCCTAGCCGTGTCTGTACCACTCCATGACAATTTAAGCTGTCGTTTCTGTGCTATTCTGTTTTTATGCATTTGAGCGTCCTGTGTACGTCCACTGTCGCTTGCAGACACATCAATCATGCCCCATTCAAAAGTTGACGGAGTAGGTAATTCCACTCCGTCTACTAACATCATTGCCATATTGTTACCTCGTAAAAAGACACCCGCGCAAGGGTGAGTGTCTTAGCCAAATTCATTTGCTACAATATATCGTTGTCCGTGCTTTGCTTTACCTACCTGTGTCATACGATAGAGGGTTTCACTATCACACTTAAACACATTTTCAATGATAGGTGCAGAGTTTCCACCGGTGTTAGAGTTCATCATTACTTGTGCCATTCCCTCCATTACAGCCTGTTTAATTCCCTCTGTAATTTGTTGGTTATTCGCTACGGCTGTTTTACCATTTGAGAATTTACCGACTATTTCCCCTCGGTTCATGTAGAACGGGCCCTCTTCCGGGAAACCACCACTAGCAAAATGTGGTGCCCTGTCGAGTAGTGACTGATACCCCATGTATTTTGTGCCTGTGGTAATATTGAATCTTTTATTGTTGTACTTAAACAAATCATCCAATGAGCGTACAATGCCATCTATTGAGCTTTTAACACTGCTAAATCCCCAGCTACTTATTCCAACGCTGTAACTTTGATTTGCGTACCACTTAAACGTGCCTAAACTTCCGTTCGTGTTATCGACTTTTCCTTTAAGTCCATTAAAACTACCACCCGTCCAGCCGAGATAAGTGCTTGCATTACTTGCCATTGTTGAGAACGAGTTTGATGTTCCTCTCCTCATATTTTCAGCAGCGTCTTGAAATAATCCCATGTTGAATTTAGTGTTACCCAATGAGCCGTTAACTCCACTTAATGAATTGTAGAGATTTGATGATAACGCTGAGAAAGAACCACTTGTGCTAAGTGTTGCTCCACTTGCCTTGCTACTCATGCTGTCCATCTTACCCTTGGTTCCGTCAATTGAAGTGTTGACTCCGCTTAAATAGCCACTCACTCCGGCATTTAAGTTTGAAAAAGATGTCTTAGAATTAGAGCTTGTTGTACTCGCTTTTCTTTCCATGCTGTCCATCTTACTTTTAGTACCATCAAGTGAAGTGTTGATATTTCCTAAATACCCACTTACACCGGCACTTAAGTTTTTGTAGCTATCATCAATTTTGCCCGCACTCTTTCCTACTTCTTTTGCGGTATCGTCGACTCCTTTGACTGTTTTCTTTTTAAATTTTGGTATTTCAACACCGGGTATCTTGTTAAGCAATCCTATAATGTCATTAATAATCCCAACAAAGCCGTTGTAAAGCCGTGGCCCTAATACGTTTTGTAAATCATCGACATTTAAAGACATATTCTTTTTAAATGTTTTCCAGCCTTTTTTGAAATAATTTCCCAAGTCTTTGAAAAAATCATCTACGCTTTTTTCAGCGTCTTTGATTTTCCACTTTATTTCCTTGATTCTCCACTCGAGAGGAGTGACAAGTTTAATCTTTTTTCCGTCAAAGCCTGTGACTTCGTTGCTTATTCCCATTCCGGATTCCGGGCTCTTGAACCACTCTTTGAGTTTATCAATCCACCCTTTCATATGCGCCAGCACGTAATTGATGCCCGACACGATAACCAGTACCTCAACTCCCCTTAGTGCAAGTTCTGTTTTTGACAAGCCTTTAGCTGTTGCATACTTTTTCCATTCAGATGTAATAAGAGTTTTGGTTATCTCTTTGAGTCCGTGTTTCCATGTAAACGCGCCAATAAGAATAGTAAAAGTGTCAATATCAAGTTCTCCGATAAATTCTGAAATACCCTTAAATGCGTCTTTCCAATCAATATTGACTAGCGCATGAATTAAAGTATCTCGTATGCCGTGAACAATATTATTGACCGTTTTTCCAAGTTCTTGCCAACCTGTCAGCCCTGTAACATCACTTGCTCTTGACATTTCATGTAATGCGCCATTTATAAATGAAGCAAAACTGTCACCAAGGTTTCCCCAATCAAACGTTGACGTAAACGAAAAAGCAAAAACTATGGCGGTTCTTATTGAGCCAGCTATTGTCTTTCCAAGTGCCGTAAATAATTTTGGACTTATTAAGCCGTTAAGGAAGTCCGCGAGTCCTTTTCCGAAGTTCGATGCACTCTGATACACGCTATCCCAATTAATAGAATTGAGTGAGTCAGCTATTGTGTCACCGATGTACTTTCCAAGTGAGTATAAATCTTTGATTGATGACTTATATTTTTCGAGCAATCCATCTGTCTTTTTCAGTGAGCTATCAACACCACCGCCAGCTCCACCGCCACCTGAACCGCCACTGCCTGAACCGCCACCACTGCCACTATCGCTGTTATCGTCAAGTGCGTGTATCTCGTCTATGCTAAGCAGTGTTTTTTTCAGTTTTTGTGCTTTCTTATTGGAACTATCAGCATTATCGCCAATATCGCCAACTCCGTCAGCTATGTCCTCCATGCCGTCAACAGTAGCACCGCCACCGCTTATCTCGATAGTCCAACCGAAGATTGCTCCGAGTGCGTCAGCTACAGTTTTTGTAAAGCTGATAACCTTGAGCATTACTTTACTTAAGGCTTGAACAAACGGCTTTAAAGCATTGATTACTACGCTACCTATAATACTGCCCCATGCTTGGAACTCTTGCTTAAGTACTCTTACACTGTTAGCCCAAGTGTTGGCAGTTTTAGCAAAATCACCTTGCGCAGCTTGCGTGTTAGCCATGACATAATTATATCTTAGCAATACCTTTTCAGCTTGCGTCATGGATTTAATATTTGCGTCAAGCCCGTTTTTCATAGCCCACTCTGAAAGTGTGGCTTGTGTTAAATCAAGTCCGTATCTCCTTAATGGTGCGATTGTTCCCGAAAAAATGGATTGTAAGCTCTTTGCAACATCAGCTTGGTCTACATCGTAGAACGAAGCCATATCGCCCGCTAATCTTGTAAGATTAAGCGACATATCAGCCATACTGTCTGTAGTCTTGTATAGCGTGTTATTTTGACTCATAAGAGCTTTATTTGCCACTGCCGTACCATTTGCCACTTGCTCTGACGAAATACCTATAGAAGTACCTAGTGCTTGGAAACGGCTTGATATTTGTTTGACTGTCAGCTCTGACATTCCAAAGTCTTGAATTGATGTCTTTGTGAAGTCATCAACCTTGCTTGCCATATCACCAAACGTGGTGTCTACTACGTTTTGAACCTCTGTTAATTGGCTTGCTAAATCAACTGCACTGCCTATTTTTCCTACAGCTCGCATAACCATCCAATAAGTTGCGTAAAACTTACCGATAGTTGAAGCCAAGCCCCTGAATCCACTCCTTGTACTCTTAATTGACTTACTCGTGTTCGAAAAGCCTGTTACAAGTGACCTACTAGCCGAACCGACTTTTGAGCCTTGCTGCGACAGATTAGCAAGTGCATTAGTCATTTGAATAATGTTGTTGCTGACTCTCGGTGCGCTAGATAATGTTGTCATTACCTCTTTCAAGGCGTTGCCAAGGTTTCTGATGTTCTCCGCAGCATACCCAGCTGATTTTGAACCGAGCTTTGAGATTGAAGCCGTTAGCTGTGTAATCTCTGCTGATTGCTTTGAGATACTCGCAAAGCCCGACAATTCTGTTGCCATGCTTTTTAAGGCACTTGCCGAGCTGACAAGTCTTGCAGTATCAAGGTTGCCGAGTTTTTCCATGTTGGTTGCAATCTTGCTAAAGGTACGTGTGTCAATACTGCTCACACTTCTAAGTGATGTTGCAAGTTGTGACATTCCACTCGCAAAATTGCTTATGCTTGCACCATTGAGGGAATCGAGAGTACCTCCAAGCCCTTGCAACTTAGCTTGTAAATTGCCTATGGCTCTAGTCGCTTGCTGCGCGTCCGACTTGATTTGAAACTCAATGCTCTCTGCCATTTTCTCACTTCCCTGTATGTAATAAAAAAGAGAGCTACACTAAAGTAGCTCTCATGTATTTAGTCTTTGAGCAGATAGTATGTTGTAATTAATCCAACATATCCATCTTGCTTAAGACCTCTATTCTTTTGAAATACTTTGACACATTTAGTGAGATAGTCCGTCCACTTGCCGTAATCGGTATCAAGTTTGTAAAAATGATACTTGTCATGCAGAGTTTTTCTCAACCACTTAATGGCTGTCGGGCAGTTATGAATCTGACCGCTCCACAAATTGTGATTTTTAGCAAATCTCTGTGAATTAACTCCAAATCTGCCATCTTCCTTAAGTTCGTCTGTGTCAAATCCGATGTTCATAGCATGTTGCCATTTTCTTACATCATCATTATCGAGGTAATATTCCTCATTGCCTTTCCAAGCATTATTCTTTGCCGGAGTTGCTATTGGTGTCGGAGTTGCTGTTGGTGCCGAACTATTCTCTATTCCATCACCCTTATCAAGCTCAATATAGAGTAAGTTAGCGTCAGTACTGTTATTCAGACCGCTACAAGTAAATGCGCTTGAATACTGCCAGCCATACAGAGGATGCTGTATAACAGGCTTCTTTGCACTATTAGGCTCATCGCCAATAGACATTCCCTTAGTTGATGGATAGCGTGCAATCCAAAACGGACAATTAATCTGATTTGCATATGGTGCAATGTATTGATTGTAAAAGCTAAGCCCTGTGTATACACCAAAGTTAAGTCCGGCACTCTTGATAACACTCTGATATGTGTTGATAATATCAATAAGTGTCTGTCCGAGTCCTTGCTGACATTTATCTTCAACATCTAACCAAACAAAGGTTTTCCGTTCGTTAAGTGTCTGAATGACCTTATTTGCGTCCGTCTTTGCTTTCTCTACTGTTGTAGCATATGAGTAGTTATAAACACCTTGTATCGGCATTCCTACATCGGTACAGCCTTTCCAATTTTGCTCAAAGGTTTTGTCCGGATTAAGGTCTTTGCGGATTATTTTAAGGATTGCAAATTGCACTCCGGCCCACTTAACCTTACTCCAATCAATATTTCCTTGATATGACGATACGTCAATTCCTTTATATGCCATATTTTCACCTCATTAATCAGGACTTTCAGGTAATCCCGACTGTCTTAATGCGTTAATTCGTTGCTTCATCTCATAAACGGCAATTTCCTCGTTAGACTCCTTGTATTTAGGCTCGTTATCTTTTGAGTATTGCTCATTTAATGATTTTTCAATGTATTTTGCTCTTGCTTTGTTGCCATTCAAAGCTCTGTCAATTGCTGTAAGAGTTGCGCTTAATCCGTATGTGCCCCACCAAGCCCACATGTTGGAATCGGTTTCTTTTTGTGCAAGCATATAAGCCTTTGAATAAGGCTCTAAATCAGCCGGACAAGACATGTCTATGTCCTCAACGCTAAATCCATAGCCTTTAGTTACCAAAAGCCAATATGGGCGGATTTCGTTGCAATATACTTCCCATGTAAGCTCTTTTACTTCTTGATTGGTTTCTTCTTGGCTGTCTGTACCTCTTTCGCCAACATCTTGGATAAAAAACTGTTTTTCTCCATTTCCGCAGACAAGTCATTATAGAGTGATTGTAAATCTCCGCCCTCTTCATTCTCCGGGTCAAGGTAATCGTCAAGTAAATCGTATACCTTTACAAGCTGTTTCTCTTTTGCTTCTTTATTGTCAAAATCAAAGCCAAATTCGTCAGCGTGGAATTTTTGTAAACCTACGAGCAAAAACTCCGGTAAAAATTCAAGCATGTTGTCAATGACTTCAAGTCCCTCACCCTGTTGCTCCATTCCTACGAGCCTTGGGATAATTTTATTCTTAACTACCGGTGCATATCCGAATTTAACTGTATACTCTTTTCCACTTAATTTAATTTTCATTTTATCTTTCCCTTTCTCCCTAATTTACATAGGGAAAGAGGCAGTTTTAACACTGCCTCAATTACCTTGCTATATTGTTTCTTCAAGTTCGCTGTCAGCCGTGCTATCATCATAGCCAACCGCTACGGCTTTTTCCGATTGGCTCACCCTTTTTTTTTGAGTGTGATTGATGTTGGATAACCTTGGCCGTCCTCTGTTACCGCAACATCGTAGTTATCCTCAATCCACTTAGGTACTGTCTGAACTGATACAGTCGCAGTTCCTGTTAAGTGGTCATCGGAAGCCTCGCCTGGGGCGAATGACTCCTGTCCAATAAAAGCACAGATACCCTCTGAACCTTTTCCGTCTGTGCCGTAGAGGATAATAAAGTCGAGCTTCTTACCCTCGTTAGTTACCATCTCATCCTTGTACTTTTTCTCAAAAGCTCCCTCAACTTCCATAGAGCCGGCTGAACGTCTACCCATTTCCTGTGTCTCTACTAAATCTTCAAGAGTTGAAGTATCTACCATGTTCTGTGAGCCGAATGGTGAGGGAATTGTTTTAGCTCTGATTAAGAGCTTGTAAGTTCCAGCCCAATAATCGCCACTTGTGGCGGATGCGGTTGGTGTCTTGTAAGCAATTCTACTTTTTAAACCTGTTGCCATTTGTATTACCTCCTAATTTTTCATAAAAAAATAAGAGCCGAAAGGCTCTTATAATCTATCATTCCAATCGAATGACCGCCTAGCACGTAATGTTGCTGTCCATATTTTGCCGTTTTTTCTAGCGAATGGAATCGTTGTCAGCTTGAATGACATAGCTTTGTATTCATTAGCCACTGTCTGCGCCACATTCAAGGCCTCTGAACGGCTTTTATTTGTTGTAACAATTACTTGTGCTGTAAATAACACTGTATTTATTCTTTCGCACTCTAAATCCTCATTCTGTTCAATAGGTTCGAGTGCTTGAACTAGCACTGTCGGGAAACTAGCCGCTGCACTGTCCGACTGTTCCTCTTGTGTGAATTTTAGCTTGGGATATTTAGTTTTCAATTTTTTCTCACATCGGGTTTTAATAATCGCATATGTGAGATTTTCAAGGTCATAAACCCATTGATTTTGACTCGCCACTTTATCACCTCGCTAAAAAATTTTCCGTGCCGTTCTCATAATGTCATTTTCCATTTCTACAAACGCGTGATACATCGGCATTGTAGGTGTAATGCCGTATGAATGGTGTAATTCTCCACTTTCGTCTCTCCAATACCAACCCTCGCTGTCAAATGCGTGCGTCTGCCCTGGGAAAGTGCCTTGACCGCCCCTTGAGTCATTAAAGTGTGGTTTAGCTTTCCAACCCGAGCCATATTCAGCCATAAGCAAAGGCGATACATCAACTGTTTTGAGTCCGTCAGCCGTTTGCCATGTGCTTTGTATCTGTCCTGTTTCGGTAGCAAGCACAATAGCCGTACAGCCGTCTGTTGTATCTTTAATTTCGTAACTAAACGTGATATAGTGTCCAAAATTGCCTGTATTTGCTTGTGCTACGGTTATGCCGTTACTAGCAAGCTCTCCAACAAACGCTATGCACTTGTCTTGTAAGCGGTCTTTGTATCTTTCAAGCTTGTCTATTGCATCTTGTATAGATTTTTCTGTTAGGGAAATGTCAAGCTTCATAATTACACTTCTTTCACAACTGCTTTGAGCATGTATTTAACTGAATATAGAGAGGGCTTGACCCCCACTATTGTAAAGTCTGCGGAAGTTGAATCAACTAATCCGTTGGCATCTTTTGTAGGCTCACTATCAAGCCAAATAACATCACCTTTTTTAAAGGGATATTCTCCTCTATCTGTCAGTAAAACAGCGTCAAAATCAGCCGTATTAAAGCCATATTCCTTGTTCTGTGCTTCTCCTCCGTCAAAAGATATGTTCGCCCTAAAATCAACCGGCTCTGAAAAGCCTGTTTCCTCATGTGTGTAATATATCTTCTCTCCGTCCTCTGTCTCATAAAACTTTAGATTTCCGTCCTCGTCTTTTTCATAGACTGTGACAGTTTGACCTTGAAGCGCGTATTTCATGGCTTGTTTATTAATGTCAAGCATTTTTCTTTATCTGCTTGTAAATCTGATTAACACCGGTACTTGCCATGCCCGACACAATGCCAACTGCTATTGCATCAAGAATGTTGTCTGCCGGATAACCGGGAATTACAAACATTCCAACAATGCCGAGTATTCCACCGGCTACACCTACGATAATAGGAATAATATTATCTTTGACCTGTGGTATCTGCTTTGAAGCATATCCGATTAAATAAGTAATTACCATAATAGCAACTACTGTAGGTACTTGTGTAAAGTCCATCAACTTTTCCCTCCTTTTCCTAAATGGATTTCCTCAATCTCATTTTTCATTTTTGTTACCATGCCATTACCACCGAGTGCGTGGTATGCGTCATACATCTCGCAAAAATTCTGATACGCATACGAGGGAATTTCGCCAAGCTTCATGTACTTATCATGGTATTCGATAAGCTGTACTCGTAAGAGTAACATTGTACCTTTTCCGTTTGCTTGTCGTAGCTTCTTTTCCTCTTCAATGCGCTCATTTCTTTCTTTTGTGTCTATCGCTTTTTGCTTTTTCTGCTCTTGCAAAAGCCAAACAATATAACCCAAAAGCGCTGTTAGGATAATTGGTAAGGCAATAATGTATGTCTGATAGATTAAAGTTTTCATCTTACAGCCTTTCATCTTTGGTAATTGGCACACCGCCCACCACCACTTAATGTGTACCGCCTGCTACCATATTGGTAACGCACAATCTTCTTTTGCTTATAGCACTTTGACAAAAGGGAAAACTCCGACAAACAGCTTATCTCTGTCTTTCCATGTACGGCTCACCCCACCCTCACTCAATGCGCTCATGTAGTTCTCACCGGCTTGTGAATGGTCGTAGACAGCAAGATTGATAACGACATTTTCAAACTGCTTTAAATCAGCAGTTATATCATCATCAGTGAAAGTGTCCGGATAACACCTTTTTGCTTTTACATCTTCCGTGGCTTGTTTAATAAGCTGTTCGATTATTGGATTATCTTCCTTGTTATCAAACACTACCACATCAGATGTTGTATCATCATCGTTTGTGACAGTTTCGATATGATATTGTTTAAGTCTGATTTTGACTTGCTCTAATGTGGTGTATTCCATGCCAAGCTCCTTATAATCCAAACTTTTCAATTAACATTTTCTTCAAGTCGCTGCCATTTATTTCTGCGGCATTTTCAATGCCGTTTTCGCTTGCAAGCTTCTTTAGGTCGGCTGTTGACATTCTGTTAATTTCTGTCTTTGTGTATGGTGTTTCAGGTGGGTTCATAAAATCAGAAGGTACCGAATTGCTATTGCTTTCCGGTACCTCGTCTCCGACTTTATACCACACTCCATCATGCTTTATAGAGTGCGTTGCTATCATAAGCCTTAATCCTCCTTAACTTTGAGAACCATAACACTATCCATACCCTCGAATGTAGGTAATCCAATCATAGATACGATACAGTGAGTATTGATAGGATGATTTGTAGCATATGTGTATACAGATACACCTGTCTCAACAAGTGAGAGGTTTCCGTCTGTGATACTTCCGCTTCTTTCCTCCGGGGTCTTACCGAATGTGTAATCGCCAAGGAATACTCCGGCAGACTGCGCAGATACAATGCCTGTTGGTACAAAGTACTGTGTCTGTCCTGTCTCATCAACATAGAGCTTATCGTATACTTCAATCTCGATACCATATCCTCTAAGGTATTCAGTAACCTGTCCTTGCTGTAATCTGATACCGCCATTGTAAGCAGTGATACCAAGTACCTGTTTCTTTGTGTCCTCTGCCTTAAGCACCATTTCCCAAGTCTCTGTATTCATGGTGAAACGTGTAAGCGAGTAGCCTGTAGCCTTTGCAAAATCTCTACGAGCTGTAATAAGGTCATCGAGTGGTGCACATGTGGTAGGCTTATCCCATGCGCTTGTGCCGGTAATTGACTTAAAGTGCTTTTCCTTATGCTCTGCGCCATTGCCGGCTGTGTAATCAACGACATAGTTCTTATCGCCAAGTGCAACCTTTACCTTTGGTACACCATCTGTAGGTGCGAGTAACTGCCAAATCTGTCTCTCCGGTACAACTAATGCACCCTCAATTAACATCATTGGTTTCTTTGAGATTTCACGTAATACGTTATTGGCAAGGCTAGAGTTTTCAGAAGTTCTGTAATTGTCATACTCCTGTTCCTCTTTCTCTGTTACCATATATCCCTCACGATAAAATGGCATTGAGTTCTGAATGTCAGAGAAACCTCCAACATCTCTTAACTCTGCCTGTGCATCAAAGTTTGAAGCTTTGAGCGATACCGGCAGTCCGTTCTTACCCTTGATAAATCTAAGGTCGAGTGAGTCCTGTTTACGTGTTCCGAATTTTTGCCTGCCAAGATAAGGGGCAGTTCCTAATGTCTTTTTGTAGTTATCCCACATTACACCGAGGCTTCTCGCTGTAAATGCTTCTGCTAATGGTAATGCCATGTTCTTCTACCTCCTTTTAAACCTGACTTGCTACAATCTTTGGTGCGCCATAGAAAGTAACTCTAGGTGTTGCAGTTCTAGCTTCATCTGCGATTGAAAGTGACTTAACTTTCTCCCAATCAATAGTTCCCTGATATACATATGTTCCGGGTGCGTCACCCATTGTTACATCTACATCGTGTAACAGATAACCCTTGCACTCTGCATCATTGCTTGGAAATGGTGTACCGGCCGGTACAATCTTCATTCCGTTTTCATCTGCACTTGTTTTCATTGTTTGTGGCACAAGGCACGCTGCACCCTCATAAGGGAAAAATTTTAAAATTCCTTTACCCTGTGTAAAGTCTCTTACGATTGGCTTTCCCATCGTTCTACCTCCTGTTTTAAATTACATAGCTGTTTTGACTCTCTGTACTTGCAACTGTGCCGAATGAGATTTGTTCTGCATTGGCTACATCTGCCGGCTTTGAGTCGGGTTCATCATTTTTACCGCCATTGTTTGGATTAGGAGTATCTTTAAGTGCATTTTTCTCATACTCCGCTATCGCATTGGCTTTCATGTCGGAAATAATCTTGCCAAGTGATGTTGTGTCAAAAGATCCATCCTCTTTTACTACTGTCTTTGCTTGTTCGGCAGTAATGCCAAAATCAGACATTGCACTCTCTCGTAAATCTCTGACAGCATTATCTTTCTGTAGCTTGGCAATCCGCTGATTGGCTGTATCTAAGGCTTTATTCGCCTTTTCAAGCTCCGTCATGTTGCCAGCCTGTAGCTCGTCAAGCTGTGTCTGTAGCTCGTCAGCTTTGTCTGCTTTAGCTTTGTACTGATTGGCTTTCTCTTTCTCTCTTGCCATTTCCTCACCGCTCTTGTTAAGCAGATTTGTTATCTGCTCATCCGTTGCATCGGGAAAAAGTTTCAAAACATCATTTCTTGTCATTTCATTACCTCCGTAACTCACGCTTTTGTTATCGCTGGTCGCACCAGCCGAGTTTTTCTGTTGTTTAACGCACAACTGCAAATTTTGTATAATAAAAAGCAACCTATAAGTTTTCCTTACAAGTTGCTCATTATTTGTAATATTTAAGGGTACATCTACACCCTGCGATTTCTTTTACCTGTGCCCCTAAAGAGTGGTCTTTTGGAAACATCATAAGTGAATTTCCAACCTCAAACGGCTCAAAAATATCAATTCTCTTTCTGTCAACATCTGCATGTGTGGGTCTGACATGTGAATCTTCTTTTGAGCGCCACTCTTTTGTTTTGTAACCTTGTTTCACCATATCAGTTTGTAATCTGTAATTGCCGACTGCATTAGCTTCATTCGCAGCTACATTTTTCGCCCGCTTCTGTGAAGTAAAATACTCTACTTCAGTATTTTGTGTGGTAGCGTCAACCACCTCATTCACAATGTACCGGGCATAATCCGTAATATATGAGGGTGTTCTCTTTGCCTTACAATACTGCGTGGCAATGCTCTCATATCTGATGATAAATTCTTTAGTGATAGTTGTTATCTCTGTTTCTTCCTTGCCGGATAACAAGGCGAATAGCATAACAAAGATTTTTTCAAACTTTTCAGCAAGTTTTTTTCTATCTTCCTTTTCCTCGTCAGATAAATCCATCTCACCAAAATATGTGTCATAATCTATGTCTTGTATTTCATTTTTGTTAAGTGCGTGGATTTCATCTGCCATATCAAGCTCCAAAATAAATTGACAGCCAATTATTCATCGGCTGTCTTATCATTGTTATTATTGTTAGGTGTAGCTGTTGTCGGCTGTTCTTCCGGGAATAGCATTTCCATCCGCTTAGCGCTTTCAAGAGTAACTTGTTCAGGGTCGCTAAACATGTCAATCGTTTTAACAGCCCTCTTGTAATTGATACCACACCTAAGTAATATTTCAAGCACTTCTGCTTTAACAAGCATGTTGTCTAGCTTATTATGATTAATGTGTATCTCAACATCACTAGGCATAAGCGTAAAGCCCTTATTAATTCTCAACCTGTTAAGAATAAGTCTAAGTGCCATTCTCTCTGATTTCTTAAGGATAGGCTCGTTAATAGCCGTTCTAAGTCCGGCATCATAATGTCCGTTTCGTAGTTCTACAGCCGAGCCGGTGTCACCGCCTGTATTGCCTTGACGATTTGCAAGGCCTTGAATGCTTAAAAATCTTTCAAAAAGGTCAGTGAATACCACTTGTCCCTCTGTCTGATTAAGCTCGCTCGTCATTACATCAACATCAGCCTTGTTGTCTGAACCATTGTTAGATTTAACTACTAATGCTCCCTCTTGTCGCATTTTTCTGAATGTATCTATATCAATCTCACAATTAACAAATTTCACCCATGCAGACACAAACTGCTCGACACCATTAATTCTGTCCGATGTAAGCACGTTAATAGCATCTGTGATTGCAATAGTCATTTCAATATCAGATAAACGTCTTGCATTGTTTGGGTATTCAATCACCGGAATAGCTCTGTTGCCGTTTATTCCGCTTGCATAAATCTTGTCGTTACGAATATCAAACCACTCATTATCGGTGAACACATAATAAATATTTGCTCCGTTCTCATCCTCTCCGATTTGACAAGAGAATGCCGGACGTCCGTTTGAGTAGTATGCTACAAACGTATACATTGGATTTTCAGACGATAAGTAAAAATCGCTTTCATCAAGCAACTGTCCTTGTCCATCGTCATTACCGATGAATCTGTAGCCGGTACCACATATGCTTCTCCAACGATGTATGTCTATGTCGCACTCCTGTTTACTTTCGGAGTCCATTGTGATGTTAAGCTGTGTGATTTCTTCCGACTTATGGTTATCAGTGCCACGTAGCACATATTGAATTGGCTCGGCGCACATCTCTGCGGTTTTACGCTCGACAAGCTCATACGCAAGATTTACAGCAATCTTGTTATTTATTTCCGGGCGGTTCACTTTCTGTCGATACAAAATCGGTTGGTCACCACGATAGTATCTGTCAAGATACTCAATCTCAATAGCGTTTTGTTCGTGAATCACAAGTGCTTTATTCAGTTCTTCGATTATGTTGTTTTTTGTGATTTGCCTTTTCCTCGTGAAAATAACTTGTCTGCCGTAATTATTGTGACAGACAGCCGAAAAAGGTCTTACGTTTTTATGAGCATATCTATACATCAATAAAACCTCATGCCACTTGCAGAAGTTCTCTGCGGAACCTCTTTTATTTGAAATTCTTGTGTGCCAGCCCAAAACCATATCCATTTACGGCAGTGCGTACACATTACTTTGTGGTGCTTCTTATCGTTTTTATTTACCCACGTTAATAGCTTTCCGCAGCGAGGGCACATTACACTTCGTTTTCCTGTTGGTACAATATTAATATTCTGATTATTCATGTCACCCTCGATTCGCTAAAAATGGCGCCCACAATCTGTGAGTGCCATTTCTAAAAGAGATTTTTTGCAATGAACGAATTAAATTTTTTTCATCTTACACATTATCACATTCTAAGCGAACCGAACGAACGAACTTACATTTTCTTAAAAAATCTTTCAAACTCCATTCTTACACTATCTGCTGTGGCTTTACCGCCAAGTGCATATGCTGTCTGCAACCATGATTTATTTTCCAAAAATCTAAAATTAATTATTCTTCTCATTCTGCTATCATCAAGGCTTGCTATAAACTCCTCTACATCGTTTGTCTTTTCAAGCAAATCATCTTGTAAAAGCTGTAATGTAGTCATTCTTGAGTACAATAATGTGCGCTTGCGTCCGTATTCAGGGTATGGTACACCCTCGATTTTGAAGTGCTGTGTGCCACCCATGCCCCCTGACACAGTGTCAATCACGCTTTCTCCGTTTTCTATCTTTTCAAGGTCGTCTTGTAATTTAGCAATTTTCTTTCTAACCTCTTTGATTTCCTCTTGCAAATCTGAATACTGTGATAAAACTTCCTTTGTCATTAATAAAGCCCTCCTCTGAACGGATTGTGTACTGCTTCAACCTTTGCTATTCTACTGCCTTGCGTCATTCTTAATGCAAAGTTTGAAAAAACATCAGGAACATCATCAAGCTGTTTTTTGCCTGTTACTGAATATCGTTTCAGCAGTGATACCATTACTCCATAAGGCTCATTGGGCTTATAAAGTGATTGGTCTTTGAAAATAATATGTTGTAAAATCCAGTTAGAACACTGAAAAATACGTGCTTCCTTATTTGTCTCTGTAGGCACATCAGTGATGTTGCATATCCACCCTTTATTTTCAACTCGCTTATTGACTTCCATAGCCACTCTATCGCCGCCGGCATTACGCTCAAACTCACACTCTTGTACCTGATTATTGACTAATGCGTTTGACGCATTTTCATACTGCATTTCATAGTCTGCCGTATTATCGCACACGCAATCAACACAGTAATAATCCTCACCATATTTTTGCAGTATTGGCATAACAAAATAGTCTGTGCCTTTTCCCTTGGTATCGCATTGAGCTGTGATAATTTCCGGCTCGCCATGTGGAAGATTGAAGTATCTGCGGATTTTATCATCGGGAAACAATAGGCCCTCACGCTCGATAGGTTCCTGTTTATACAAGCATCGGTAAGAGATTTCATCCATGAGTAATTGTTGGTCGGCAAAAAACTCTTTCGTAAAACCGCCATACTCATAATCAAAATTGCTTTCCCCTGTCACAGGGTCTACATCAGGAACCGATATTGTTTTGACTCTTGGATTTCCGACATACATGTTTTGAATGCGTCCGATAACATCATGTACGCTCCAACGAGTGGCAATATGTATCTCTTTACATGGTTTTCCGTCCGTATCTTGTGTCTTACGTTGTCTTGCGTCTACTGCATATTTATCCCATAATTTATCAAGTATTGTAGGATTTAAGGCTTCCTCAATTCCGCCTATCATATCATCAACTAGCAAAAATTTACTTGCACGGACTTTTCCGGCATTCTTACTTCCAACAGAAGTACATTGTACTGACGGAAAAGGTTTGTATTTACCAATATTGAATTGCTCCATTTTGGCATTGGTGCTTGTGACTGATAAATTGGGGAAAATATCGTGCCACGCATAATCATCATCATTAGTAACAATGTCGTATACTCCATCGTAGTACATTCGTGTAATGTCGCCACTGTGTGAATAAAATAGGCTGTAGTCTTTTGGAAACCAACCGGCAACTGCCGAATGAAAAAATTTCTCAATCGTACTCTTTCCAGCTCCTGGCACTAGACTCACGCACAATATGTCGTATTTATCATCAATCATGCCTTGCAATGCGTCCACAAGTCCGATTTTGATTAGTTGTTTCCTACGTGGCATATAAAATCGGTCTTTAGGCTCACGCTTTTTCTCTATGTACTGAAAATAGCTGTCAACTATTTTGTTTTGAGCTTCAAGTAGCAAAACCTCATATTTTTTGTTTATCAGCTCATATGTGGTTTTGTGGTCGAATGCGTATTTTTCTAAATCCCAAATCGTACCGCCTGTTTTAGCCGTGCAGAAGCCCTCTATAAGCTCTTTTGCCCTTTTAGTGAGTTGTAGTCCATACTCAATATCTTTCTCGCCGTTTATGGCTACACTGCAAGCGTCTACATAGGCATTAATTACTTGCTCGTCTTTTCCTTTATCCTTTATGTAATTTTCATATCCGTTTACTGTGGAAATAAGGCTCTGACTAGCCATAAGAAAAGCACCTCCACTTTTAAAAAGCAAAGGTGCTTATAGACCTCTGCCTATAACTGTTTTAGGGTAGCGACTACAATCAATCTGTAGCCGGTAATGCATGTTTACAAAATATTCATTTTATTGAACGTAGAAAAGATTTTCGGGGCTTGAATTGCAAGCCAGTCAACCATTTCCTCATTCACCGCCCATGCGTCCGAAGCGTTTGAATTTTCCGCAAGTCCGCTCTCAAATAAAAATGCATGAATTACTTCATGTCGCATAATAGCTTTTTTATACTCTTCAAGGTTTTTCTTCATTCCTTTTTCGTTAATTATGCTTTTCATATCATCAACAACTATTGTCTTAGTTGATGTATCTGTATAGCCATCGGCATCCGCAAGCTCCGGAAACGTTGTTTGAGAGCCTTGTACTACTTTATATTCTGTTCCAAGAATATCTATTTTCATCGTATCATCGCAAATAAGTAACCCGTCCTGTGATGTTTTTATTCCTGACTTGGCTTCGTCTAATTCTTTTCGAAGTCTTGTTATTCCTTTTTCCATTTCCTTAATTGTGCCTTGGTACTCCATGTATTCACTCCTTAAAGTAAAGTAATGTAATGACTAACTATTTGTTGGCCGGTTATGTTTTTATTCGTTTGCTTTGAAATTGTAGATCGGTTTTATAATGTCAACTATTTCAACAGTATCTTTTATATTTCCAATTATTTCATCCATTGTTTTATATGCCATAGGGCTTTCATCAATCGTAGATGTATTTACGGATGTTGTAAATATTCCATTCATTGCTTTTTGATACTCTTCTAGCAAAATGCTTTCTTTTGCCTTTGACCTACTCATAGTTCGTCCCGCTCCATGCGGTGCTGAATAATTCCAATCTTCATTTCCCTTGCCAATTCCCAAAATGCAACCGTCACGCATGTTTATTGGTATTAGTACTTTTTCCCCCGCTTTTGCAGAAATAGCGCCTTTACGAACAATATTTGTATCGTGTTCAATGTAGTTGTGAATCGTTTGAAATCGCTCCGTTTCTTTTGTAACTTCCCAACCCATATAGTAACAAATAATGCTCTGAATGACTCTTCTGTTAATTTCCGCAAACTCTTGGCATAATTTCATATCGTGTAAATACATTTCTCTATGTTTTCCAACAAGATATGATAACTCTCTAGGGATTTTAGTTGTATTTGTTTCGTAGGACTGCTTTAATTCTTTGATAGCCTTGCTGATTTCTCTTTCTCTTTTACATTTTTTGTATTCAGCAATCAATTTCTCACTATCTTGTTTGAAATTCGATTTTCCCGAAATATCATCAATCGCCATTTGCTGATATATTTCTGCAACTTGCTTTCCGACATTTCTACTTCCCGAATGAATAACAAGATATTTATTATTCTTGCTATCGCTATCAACTTCGATAAAATGATTGCCGCCTCCCAACGTGCCGCAACTTCTTTTCAGCCAATCTATATTTTTCAACTGTTCCTTGCAATACAATTTTTCAATAATATCGCTTGCGACAGATGAGTTTTCTTCTTCATGAACCCTTCTACCACTTGGAACATATTCTCTAATGATGTTATCTAATCTCTCAAAATCAATATCAATATTCCCCAAGTTTGTAGTAAGCATCCCACAGCCTATGTCAACTCCAACAATATTCGGTATTACTTTTTCCCCTAAATCAGCAGTAAACCCGATAACACACCCTGCTCCTGCATGAACATCTGGCATAATTCTTATCTTGCAATCCGAAAATGCCGGCTGTTTTATAAGCGTATATATCTGATTTAATGCTTCATGTTCTATATTTTCTGTAAATATTTTCAAATCAGCCATAATATGTTCCCCTTTCTGCCGATAATCAGCAATTTAATTCCACTGCCATTCCATTTCCTCTTCGCTAAGATATTTATGTCTCACTCTGTACCTGTCAATATCTTCTTCCGCGAATGTAATTATACTGTTTGCAAGTCTTACATAAACTTCGTATTCGTATTTTCCGTTTGATTTTTCCCACGTTTTGCAGATAACTCCTATGTCCGACTTGTTTACTACAACAATATCTCCAAAAAGAAATCTAGGTTTATTCATCTTTGCCGTCCTCCACAATCCCATCAATTATTGCTCTCTCGACATTTTTTCTAAGCCATTTCGGAATTGAATCATCTTTGCTTATACATGGTGTCTTTGTTAAATAACCACCGGATATATCGCCGCAAAGCATTGTGTTTTGACATTCCATAATCTCGCTCCTTTTCCGCACTCTTTTATAGTTCTTTTGACTCTTCTATTATTTTTGCATTTCTTGCCGAACTAAATTCTTGATAGTTTCGCGGTTTTCGTCCCAAGTGCGTCTCTGCATATTGTTCAACAGCTTTTTGCGAAATATCTACTCCAAAAGCTGTTTCTATCGGTTTGTCATTTCTACCGCCTATTTCCTGCGATTGTGCTTCTCTAAACGCTTCACGCTCTATTGATTTAATTACTTCTGCCATGCTCATAGTTCAAACACGCTCCCATATGTTACTCAACTACATACCAATCTTCTGCTAAACAATCATTAATTGACGGAACCCATGTAGAAACAGTGCTATTAACATTTTTGATAGCAAAATACGGATTGTAATGTACTAAATCGTCTTTATCTGCAATGGATTTCCCAATTTCTGTATAAGACTTAAAATTGCCGGCCGGAACGTAATACACAAACATTCCCTTGCCATTCCAACCTTTTCTTGCTACTTTTTTGCTGTTTTTTAATGCTTCAATTGCCTGTCCAAAATTCATAATTTATTTTCTCCTTTACAATTTATTATTTTTCATTTTCCATAAATCTTTCAAATTCTTCCATGCATTTATAGCACAAGTCGTATGTGGTATTAAAAATGCCGTTCTTTGTAACCGAATTTCCACACAGTATTCCTTTTTTAATTTCTGCACCACATCTATCGCAAGTGCACCATTTTCTTTCATGCTCCATTTTTCATAAACCTCTTAAAATCTCTCCTGCACTTAGGACATAAATCGTATTGCATATCATCTCTCCATATAGCCATTGGAAACGCTTCCTTTGCTAAATCTTCGGCTGTGCATATGCTTTTTTCGTGAAGAGGTTTTATCTCTCTTGTTTTGATATATGCATATTTTTCATCGTAGTGTATTATCTCTTTTCCACACCTGTCGCAAGTGTGCCATTCTTTTTGATGTTTCATTCTTTCACCAACTTTCTACCGCAGATAGGGCAAAATTTTATATCTTCGATTTCAATTCCAGACATAAAAGGGTCGCTACATCCGAAAAATAAATGAAATGCATTTTCAAATTCAACAATTTGTGTTTCATTTTTTTCGGGATAATATCCGCCTCTAAAAGCTCCTTGCTTGATTTTTTCCAATTTTCCTATTTTGTAACAAAACTCACACATACTTAGTCCTCTCTCAACTTTTTACCACACATAGGGCAATAATTAATGTCACAAGTATCCCAAAAATCACTCTGTGAATCAAATGTGCCAATCTGATACGTGTTATCTTCCGCTTGCATAATCCCATCTGATAAGTTTCTGTTTGGAACTAAGCTAAAATCATCAGTATTCCATTTTGTAGGATTTTCGCAAAATTCACACATACCTCTCACTCTTCCTTTGCCTTAAACAGTGTGTCAGGAAATGGAATGCCTAAAAAATGCATATTTGCGTACTTCCTAAATGTCGGCACGCTCATACCGGCTATCTTTGCAGCTTGTGCCTGTGAACATCTGCCATATGCGTATTCCATCAATCCCTCTCGGAATGAATCAATATTTCGTGTCTTAACTCCCTTTGCCATATCTATACCTCCGTTTAGTACTCAATAATGCCTTGTGCCAACTGTAGCAGATAATCGCTTTTAGCAAAATGCGTTATTGAGTAGTTAGTCTCTCTTCTATGTGTTCGTCTGAAATGCTCGTTAACCATTCTATCAAGCCCTGTAAACCCTGTTTCGTCTGCTAGGTAAACATCTGTCCACTCAAAGTGATTATGCTCCGTATCGGTCACATTAGAAAGCGACAGACATACATTAGTCAGTGTCTTATCGGTCAAGATTGGGTGAACCTTGGCAAAATATGTTTCGTACAGGTTCATGTATCTGCGGAATACGTTTTTAACTACTTCTCCAACTGTCTTGTTTTCAATGTTGTTGTCACAGATTTCAGAAAATCTATTGAGCATATCATCTTTCTTTGCTTGCATATCCTGTCGGGTAACCCTTGCCGTCTGTTTCTCGGAAACAGATGTATGTACCTCTCCATCAATGTTAGTTGATGTATGTACCTTTTCAGTATTTAATCTTTCAGTACTTTGTTTATTAGTATTTAATTCATCAGTACTTAATCTCTCAGTACTTAATTGTCCGTGGATTTCTACCTGTTGACGTTCAACCCATAGATTTTCTGCATCTTGTTTTTCTATTTTCTGTTTATATGGTTCTTCGTAAACCTCATAGGTGTACTTTATTCTTCCACCATTGCTTTTTGTTGGATTTTCCTTGGTAACCACAACATAATTATTATCCTTTAATTCATTTAAAGCCGATTTAACGGCTGTTTCATTCTCTTTGCATATTGCAACTAACCCAGCTATTGAATAATCCCAATTATCGGGCAATGAAAGCATTACAGACAATAATCCTTTTGCTTTCAAGCTTAAGCTCTTATCTCTTAAATGAGTATTACTCATAACTGTGTAATTTTTTGTTTTATGCACTCTAATTGTTGCCATAATTGAATACCTCCGCTTGATATTATTTATGTATGCCTGTGATACACACTCCGCTTGATTGATAAAACAACAAACAGGCACAGCGGAAGTGCTTTTCGATAGCTAATCTAGTTTGTTGTAAATAGTTGCACGGAGAGTCGAACTCCGTCAGACCAAACCATGCCAATGCATTTCAAATCTGCAAATTCTATTTTGCAAAGAGTTTTCTGTTTCCGATAATACAACTACTATCCATACAGACAACCTTATAACCCATATTTGCAGTTCTGGTGATTAAAAGTTATCCAAAGATAAGCGCCGTACACAGGATTCGAACCTGCAAGCCTTTTACAGCCAACGATTTTCAAGACCGCTCCCTCACCACCCGGACATACGGCAAACATGACAGTGTAGTGGAACTGCCATGTTTGAAATTGCTTTTGCCACTACTTTGTACAATTTCATGCGGACTTTCTACCGCTTACGGCGGGCTCTTATAGTCTGTCGTAAGTTAGCGCCGACATCGTGACTCGAACACGAACAACATTTCTGTTGGATAGCTTAGCAAGCTACTGGAATACCTTTATCCCATATCGGCAAGCGAGTGTTTTTTTACTTGGTTTCCACTCACCCAAGGATTTTTTAGTCAGCCGCAAGCGGCTCAATCCAGTTCCCTACGCTAGGTTTATCTAGAATATTAACTAGCGTCTGCATTTCTCTAATAAACGCCCTCGGAGTGTACTGGCAATATCACCAATCGGCAAGGTTGGGAATCGAACCCACGACAAATCAGCTAATAGCCGACTGCTCTACCACTGAGCTACATGCCAATAATGAGGGTGAAGTCTAAGGAGTGGCAACACCCTCCGGAGATATAAATTTGTATGTGCTGTAGGAAGAAAAGAACTAACGAAACCTACAGCAAAGGACATGTGAGGAATTGCACCTCACCTAAGACTCACTAATTTGAGTTGCCCTAGTTTAACAATTAAAGGGGTATATATGTCTACTCTGCCTATTACAGATGTCTTTACGACAGGTTGGTTTTCACGCTCGTGCATTGTGGGATTATACACGATTAACCCCTCACGAGCCTTGTGACGGCTCTTAACAGCTTTCCACTATGAGGGCGAAAGGAACTACTAAGTCCAATGTCGGGGGAACCAAATAAACCCCGAACAGGGCATGTTGGATTTGAACCAACGTATGCGGGAATCAAAACCCCGTGCCTTACCGCTTGGCGAATGCCCTATATCTATTGCCACATGAAAGCTATGGCAAGTATCTGACCGAGCATTACCGCAGCGCCGAAAAGTCTCGAGCTAACTGTCTCTTTTTCGTTTAATGTGGCACTTGTCATTCCAAGCGCAATTAATGTCAGCCATACTGTTGTTGCAATTTTTAGTACAAACATGATTTACACCTCAAAATCTAATTATCTTCATTTTCTTTCAATACCGACTCAGCTATGCACGCAAGAACTAAAAACACTATTGAGACTACCATTGAGCATCGGTCAGCAAAGAGTATTCCATAAAGTAAACAGAATAAAATTATCCATGCATACAGGCCCTTAAAAAACATTGGCATAAATTTATAAACAATCTTGTCGAAAATCTTCCATTTGCGCTTAGACTTAAGCTCGTGAGCCTTATCCATGTACCACTCTGCCTTGCTCATATCCTCAGCCACAGAACCTTTATGCCCGGCACGATATTCATACTTGTATGCAGTAATCTCACACCATTTAGCCACATCCTTAAGTCCGTAAATGTCAATCATTTCATCAATGCACTCTTTTCGGTCAGGCAGATTGTAGTGGCTAGGG